CTCAAGCACGGGACCGGGCCGGCGGAACTCAAGGCGGCACCGTCTGACGACGAACTCAAGGCCATCGAAACCTACGTCCTCAACTACATCATCGCCCACGGTCCTGATCGGGCCGCCATGATCCAGTCCACGACGGCGAAAGCCATCAAGGGCCGGGTCTTGGAACTGATCGCCGCCGGCGAGGATGCCGACGCCATCATGGTTGCCGTCGACGCCGCCTATGAGCGGTGGGCGGCCGAGGAAGTCGTCGCTGCCGGTGAGCCCATCGGCGCCGAGGTCGTGCAGATGGTCGAGACGCGAGCCGACACCATCGCCGTCACCGAGACGGTCAACGCCTCCGAACTTGGCAAGGCGGCCGGGGCTGACGCCTCGGGTCTGCCGCTGACAAAGGAATGGATCAGCACCCGAGACCATCGGGTCCGACCCACCCACAAGGCCGCCGACGGCCAGAAGCACAAGCAGACCGAGCCTTTCACGGTCGGGGGCGTCGAGTTGATGCACCCCGGCGACGGCTCGCTCGGCGGCGGGTCTGAGTCGGTACGTTGCCGATGCTTCCTGCGATACGACCTTGATGAGGATGCCCTGTGATGCCGTCGCTACCTTCCCCGTTCAAACTCAGCGGCACCAGTGACGAGGCCGGCGCCGTCGTCATCCAGTGCGGCATTGATCCGGCATGGGCCGAGGGGTTCCGTGATGGCGTCGAGGCCGTGCTGATGATGCTGGAATCCCAGTCCCCGCAACCGCCCGACGGCGACGACCAATGACAACCCGGTACGACGGCATCAACTTCACCCCGCCGCAGGGCGTCCGGGATGCCTGCGCCCGAGGGCTGGAACTGCACAAAGAAGGCCACAGCGGCGAAGGCCTAAAACCGGCCACGGTGGCATGGGCACGCCGGCTCGCCGCCGGTGAGGACATCAGCCCCGAGAAGGCCGTCCAGATGCGGGCCTGGTTCGCCCGTCACGACAACGACACCGAAAACGCCGCCAGGGCCAAGGACGCCAAGAGCCCGGCTATGGTCGCATGGCTGCTCTGGGGCGGTGACCCCGGCCAGCGATGGTCAAAGCGGCTTGTCGGCCAGATGGAAGCCGCCGACGAGACGGCAGAGGAGAAGCGAATGGCTAAAGGCACCGGCCCGGCAGAGCGCCGGGCCTTTTCATTCGAGATCAAGGCCATCGACGAGGCCGGGCAGTTCGAGGGCTACGCCAACACCTACGCCCGGGACGCCTACGGTGACGAGGTGCAGCCCGGCGCCTTCAAGCGGACCCTCGACCACTGGAAAACCAAGGGCGAGCGGATCCCGATGCTCAGCCAGCACAACCCCTCCAACGTCGTCGGCTACTTCGAGCCTGCCGACTGCTACGAGGACACCGAGGGCCTGCGGGTCAAGGGTCAGATCCTCACGGCAACCCAAGCCGGCCGGGACCACTACGAACTGGCCAAGGCCGGGCTGCTCAAAATGAGCATCGGCTTTGACACGTTGCAGGCCGAGACCGACACCAAGACCAAGAGCCGCAAGCTGATCGAGCTGCGGTTGTGGGAGATCAGCCTCGTGACGTTCCCCGCCAACGACGCCAGCAAGATCACCGGCATCAAGTCGGCCGACTTCGCCACCATCCTGACCCAGCAGCAGGTCGAGGAAAACATCTACGACACCCGATGGAAGATGGAGCGGGCGCTGTCGTCGGCGATCTATCAGGCCATGGCCGATGACGACATGACCGACGACGACAAGATCGCCGCCTGCGACGCCAGTATCGGTCAATGGCATCAGGCCATGCTCGCCTGGCTGCGCCGGGCGCTCGCTGCCGGGCTCTACTCCGAGAAGGGCGCCGACGGCCCCGCCGAAATCAAGGCCGGCCGCAAGTTCAGCGCCGCCAGCATCGGCAGCATGAGCGCCGCCATTGCCGACATCAAGTCGGCACACGACAAACTTTCTGCCCTCCTGGGGATGGACGACGACGCCGACGAGGCCGAATCCAAATCCGCAGACGGCATCCCGGCACCCACCCCCGGCCCCAGCGCCGACGTGGCCCGCCTCACCAGCGAGATCAAAGCCGCAGCAGTCCAGACCGAGGCCCTGATGGCCATTCGGCGACTGTCGCAGACCATGTCGGCCAAATAGGCCGGGGAGACACACACCATGGACGAAACCATCAAGGCAATCGAGGGCCTGAACAGCGCCTTCCAGCAGTTCCAGACCAAGAACGACGAGCGGTTGCAGCAGATCGAAAAGGACGGCGCCGCTTCCGCCGAACTGAACGCCGAGGTCAAGCGCCTCGCCGAGGCCATGCACCAGTTCGAGGTGAAGGCCGCCCGCCCGCCCGTCGCCCCTGCCCCCGAGGCCAAGGGCGACAACGAGCCCGCCGAGGTCAAGGCCGCTCTGGTCAACTACCTCCGCAAGGGCCGGGGCAACCTGACCGCCGACGAGGTCAAACTCCTGTCTACCAGCGACGACACGCAGGCCGGCTACCTGGCACCCCGCCAGATGGTCAACGAGGTCATCCGGGCCGTCACCGAGATGAGCCCCATCCGCACCGTCGCCCGGATCATCCCCACCAGCGCCAAGGGCATCGAAATCCCCCGGCGCACCGGCCTCGTCACCGCCACCTGGGCCGGCGACGGCGCCACCGTGACCGCCTCGAACTCGACCTATGGCATGGAGCGCATCGACGCCAACATGCTGATGGCCGTGACCGAGATCAGCGTCGAGATGCTGGAAGATGCCGCCTTTGACCTCCAGGGCTTCATCCAGGCCGACATGGCCGAGCAGTTCGCCGCCGCCGAGGGCCTGGCCTTCGTCAGCGGTTCCGGCACGGGTCGCCCTCAGGGCCTGCTGACCGCCACCGGCCTCGGCGAGTACGCCAACGGCCACGCCTCGGCGTTGCAGGCTGACGCCATTACCGGCGTCACCTTCGACATCAAGACGGAGTATGCCCGGAACGCGACCTTCGCCCTCAACCGGAACACGCTGTTCGCCGTCTACACCCTCAAGGACGGGCAGGGCCAGTACCTCTACAGCCCCAACCAGGATGTCGGCAAGGCGCCGACGATCCAGGGTCGCCCGTACATCGAGTGCCCGGACATGCCGGACATCGCCAGCGATGCCTACCCGATCCTCTACGGCGACTTCCGCCGGGGCTACGTCATCGCTGATCGGGTCCAGTTGGCCGTCGTCCGTGACGAGACCACCAAGGCTGATCAGGGCGTCGTCCGGTTCGTCGGCCGCAAGCGGGTCGGCGGTCAGACCGTCCTCGCCGAGGCTTTCTCCAAGCTCAAGATCGCCACGTCGGTCTAAGGGGGACAGCATGAGCAACACCACCAACCGCATGGAACAGGGCGGCGGTGAGTGGGTCGTCGGCGGCGAACTTCGGATCGCCACCGGCGGCACCATCACCCCCAACTCCGGGACGCAGGCGTCGGCCATCACCAACCCCACCGGCGGGGCTACCACCGACGCTGAGGCCCGAACCGCAATCAACAGCATCCTCGCCGCTCTCCGGGGCGTCGGCATCATCGCCACCTAAGGAGGCACACGATGAATAGCACCCTCCAGAACTCGGACGTTCAGCAGTTGCTGGCGCCCCAGACCCTGACGGCGGCCGCGGTCACCACGACCATGTTCGACGCCAAGGACACCAATGGCACGGTGGACTTCCTGTTCACCGTCGGCGCTTGCAGCCTCGACGCCTCGAACAAGTACACCATCGGCATCATGCACAGCGACACGACCGCAGCGTCCGGCCTGACCGCCGTCAGCGCCACCGACATCCTGTTGCAGGACATCTCGGCGCTCGACGCATCGGCCGAGGCCAACAAGGCCTACCGCATCAGCATCCGACCCCGGAAGCGGTACAACCTCGTCACTCTGACCGAAACCGGCACGGCATCGGCCCTCGTCGGCATCACGGCCATGGGTGGCGCCTTGCGTCATGCCCCGGATGCCGCCACCGGCACCGGCACGGCCACGACCTAACCCCAAGCGGCCCCGTCAGCGATGGCGGGGCCGCCTTGTCAGGAGACTGACCGATGAGCATGTTCGACGTGACCATGACGCAGACCGCCAAGGGATCCCCCGATGGCGTCACCGTCCGCGCCTATTCCCAAGGCATCACCTACACCATCCCCGAAAGCCTCGCCAGGGCCTTCGTCACCACCGGCCGGGCGACCTACGCCACCCGCGACACCAGCATTCCGACCCTGCCCGTGGCCCGCCCCGTCGAGCCCGTCGCCGAGACCTTCGCCGCACCGCCTGCCGTGACCGAGATCGGCCCGACCGAGACGGCGACGACCGACGGCCCGACTGAAACCAAACCGAAAAAGCGGGGACGGTAACCCATGGCCAGCATTAACGACTTCGCTCCTCGGTTGTTCGAGACGCCGGCCGTGTTCCCTGGCACCGTCACCGATTCCGCCGCCGTTGACCTGATGGGCACCCGGATTGTCGGCCTCGTGTTCCCCACGCCATTCGCCGGCACCCTCTGCCATATCCTCTCAGTCGACGATGCCGGGGCGTTTTTCACCGTCACGAACGCCGCCAACGTCGCTCTGTCTGTTGTCTCCGGCCCCAACAAGGTCGTCACCATCGACCCGTCGACGACTGCCGGCCTGCGGAGGGTCGCCCTGCGGTCAAATGCGGCCCTGGCTGCCGGCCTGTCGCAGGTCTCCATTCGATCGGTGCCGATCTGATGGCCACCGCCGACATCATCGAGTTGGTCCGGTTTTTCGCCACCGACCTTGCCGCCGTGAGTGACGAGACGGTGACGACGGCCATCGGCCTGGCTCAGGACGAGATCGACGCCGCCCGCTGGTCTGCCGCCGAGGTCACCGACGACGTGACCGCCGACGCCTACTACGACCGGGCATCCGCCCTGCTGGCCTGCCACATCCTGACCCTTCGGGCACGGCAGGGCGCTACGGCGTCCGCTGTCCAGTCAGAATCGGTCGGCGATGCGTCGGTGAGCTACGCCGTGGCGCAATCCATGGCCGCCCTCGACGCCACGGGCTACGGGCAACAGTTCGCCGCATTCCGCTCCAGCATCTTCGCCGGGGCCGAGATGATCGCCCCTGCCGCCGAGACGGACGAGGACGCCTGACCATGGCCCGCAACGTCACCGTTTCCGACATGGATGCCGGATGGGGCGCCGCCCTCGCCGGCCTGACCCACATGGACGGGGCCGGCGTCGAGGTCGGGATCTTCGAGGAGGACGGGCCGCACCCGAACGCCGACGACGGGGCCAGCATCGCTGAGATCGCCCTCCGCAACGAGTTCGGCGACGACGGCGTGCCGGCACGGCCGTTCATGGCCACGAACTATGCCGCCCACGAGCAGAAGTACGGCCGGTTGGCTGAGAAGGTGTTTGCCTCGGTGGTCAGGGACGGGCTCAGCGTCGATCAGGCGTTGCAGACCCTCGGGGCCATTCAGGCCTCGGACGTGAAATACACCATCAACGACTGGACGGCGCCCCCCAATGCCCCGGCCACCGTCGAGATCAAGGGCAAAAACGACCCACTCGTCGACAGCGGCATCATGCGGGACACCGTCAAGTTCAAGAAGATCAGGGAGTAGACCATGGCACTGCCGGCCCGCTTCCTCTCGACCCTCACCGTCACCCGGACGGCCGCCGGCCAGTTCATTGATGGCGACTGGATCGACGGCAGCACATCTACCATCACGGTCCCGGCATCCGTCCAGCCCATGACCGAGCGGGAGATCCGCCGGCTACCCGAGGCCATCCGCACCACGGCATCGCTCAAGGTCTACAGCGACAGCCAACTGCGGCCCGCCGATGAGCACGCCGGCACCAAGGGCGACACGTTCGCATGGGACGGCTACACGTGGGTCGTAGTCGGGTCCGAGCGGCAGGCCTACACCAGCCTGGAGCACTACAAGTCATACGCCGCCCTGGTGGATCTGCCGGAGGATGCGCCGTGAACATCCCCGCCATCATGGGCGCCGTTCGGGGCTGGGTCGCCCTGACCACCGGCCTCGCCGACGGCAAGATCATCAACGCCTACCAAGACGCCCCTCGGCCATCGCCGCCCTACGCCGTCGTCTACCGCCCCCTGGCCATCATGCGCCGGGGCGTCTACGACGAGGAGCGCATCGACTCCGACGCCGACGGCGTGATCACCCGGTTCGCCCTGCGGCACCTGACGATCCGCGTCGACGTGTTCGGCTCCGACGCCGTCAGCCTCGCCCATGACGCCTGCGCTGGCCTCGACCGCTACGACGTGCGGGACATCCTCGCCGCCCAATGCCTGTCGGTGGTCAGCCAAGGCGAGGTCCGCAACCTGACCGGGCTCTTGCAGTCCCGGTACGAGGAACGAGCCCAGTTTGACCCCGTGTTTGCCCTCGCCGACACATCAACCGAGACGGTCGGCTACATCGAAACCGTGACCGGCACGGCGACTTACGACGACGGCGAGCCCGTCCCCTACACCATCGAATAGACAGGAGGCTGCCGTGGGCGCCATTGACGAAATCGTATCAGTCACGATCAGCACCAGCGGGGCCACGGTCACGCAAGCCGGATTCGGCGTGCCCCTGATCGTCGGGACCACGGCCACCTGGCCCAGCGAGCGGACCCGCACCTACACCAGCCTGACGGGCGTCGCCGCCGACTTCGCCACCTCCGACGTGGAGTACAAGATGGCCAGCGCCGTCTTTGCCCAGTCGCCTCGGGTCGCCCGCCTCAAGATCGGCAAACGGGCCGCCAACGTGGCCGGCGTCAAGACGATCACGCTGAGCGGCGACCTGATCACCGCCAACGTGTTCGCCGTGACGGTCAACGGTGCGCCCGTGGCAGTGACCTACGCCACCAGTCACCTCGACACGATGAACGCCATCGACACGGCGATCAGCGCCATCGACGGCGTCGCCTCGGTCACCGTCGGCGGCGGCTCCAACCGTGTCCTGACCATCACGGGCGAGGCCGGCTATGACCTGTCCGTCGCTGGTGCCGTCGTCACGCTCGGCGCCTCGCAGGCCACGGCCACCATCGCCACCAGCACGGCCGCCGTGACCGCCGCCTCGGAACTAGCCGAGATCCAGTTGGAGGACGACGACTGGTACGGCCTGCTGCTGACCAGCACGACCGTCAACGACAAGATGAGCGCCGCCGCATGGATCGAAGCCCAGCGCAAAATGGCCGTGTTCCGCACCAACGACAGCACGACCCTCGACGCCACCAGCACCGACCTCGCCGCCCTGTTGGAGGCCCTGAACTACCGCCGGTCGGCCGCCATCTACCACGCCACCGCTGATCAGTACGCCGACGGCGCCTTCATGGGCAAGCTGTTCCCATACGACGCCGGCTCCGAGACGTGGGCCTACAAGACGCTGGCGGGCATCACGGCCGGCAACTACACCGACACCGAGGTTACCAACGCCCTGGCCAAGAACGTCAACCTGTTCCGCACCATCGGCGGCGTCGACGTGACCACCTTCGGCACGGCGGCATCCGGCACTTACCTCGACCTGATCCGGGGTGAGGACTGGATTCACGCCCGCCTGCAAGAGCGGATTTTCCAGCAACTCGTCGACGTGGTCAAGATCCCGTACACCGATGCCGGCGTCGGCATCATCGAGTCCATCGTCCGCTCGGTGCTGACCGATGCCGTCGGCCAAGGCATCCTCGCCGCCAACCCGGCGCCGACGGTCACCACGCCGCTGGTCGCTGACGTGTCCACCGCCAACCGAGGCAACCGCATCCTCCCCGACGTGGAGTTCGCCGGCACGTTCGCCGGGGCCATCCACACCGCCACCCTCACCGGCGTCATCTCGATCTAAGGAGACACAGCAATGGCAACCAAAACGTATGACGCCAAGCAGGTCTGCTGCATCGTCGGCGGGGCGATCCTCTCGGGGTTCTCCGACGGCGATATGGTGAGCATCGAGCGCAACGAGGACACGTTCACCCTGCAGGTTGGCACCGACGGCGCCGATTACACCCGCAGCAAGACCAACAACCGCTCGGGCCGGTTCACCTTCTCCCTGATGCAGACCAGCGCCGCCAACCTGGCCCTGACGGCCATCGCCAAGCTCGACGAACTCGGCAACGCCGGGGCCGTGCCCATCCTCGTCAAGGACATCAACGGGACCAGCGTCTACAACGCCTCGGTCGCCTGGTGCGTCAAGCCGCCCGCCGCCAACTTCGGCCGGGAAGCCGACGTTCGGGAGTGGGTGTTCGAGACGGGCGAACTCAACTGGGCCGAGGGCGGTAACTGATGAGCCAAGACGCCATCCACAACGTCGTGATCGGTGATCAGTCCTACGACGTGATGCGGTTTGACCCCGAGCGGGGCCTCGGCATCATCGCCCGCCTTGCCAAGATCGTCGGGCCGGCGGTTGCCGTCGGTGCCGTCGCCCGTGGCAAGGCCGGTGACGGTGACGCCGACGCCCTGATTGATCAGACCGTCGTGCAGGCGGCGCAGGCCCTTAGCCAGTCCCTCGACGCCCCGGAGGTCGTGCGGTTGGTCAAGGATCTGCTGAGCGTCGTCGTCGTCGTCGGCAAGGGCAAGGCATCGGACGTGTTCGCCATGCACTTCGTCGGGCGCTACGGTGATATGTTCCGGCTCTGTGCCGAGGTGATCAAGCACAACGGTTTTTTCGACGCCCTCGGCAGTCTCGGGCTCGGCCTCAAGCCGTAACCATCGAGTGCCCGCCGGATCTGCCGTGGCCGGTCTGGCGTGTCTGGATGAGCGGCAAGGCGTCGCTGACGGAGATCCGCCGGGAGTGGTCCTATCTGGATCTGGTTCTGGCAAATGAGGCCCTCGACATCGAGGCCGAGATAGAGGACGAGGCGGCAAAGATTGCCGAGATGGGGGCGAAACGATGAGCGCCTTCCTCCGGGAGTTGGTCGTCAAGTTCGTCTTTCAGGGCGACACCAAGAAGGTCGACGGCGTCAACAAGGCGCTGGATCAGACCAAGGCCAAGGCCAAGGCTGCCGGCGATCAGGTCGGCAAGTTCAACACGCAGGCGCATTCGGCGTCGGCGGGCCTCGGAAACCTCGCCGGCAGCCTGCGGACGCTCGTGGCCGGTTATCTCGGGTTCCAGGCTCTGTCCGGCGTGGCCCGGTTCATCGGATCCAGCAATGCCGAGTTTGAGCGCCTGAACGCCGCCCTCGTCACGGCGACCGGCTCCGAGGCGGCAGCGTCGGCAGCGTTCGGGCGGATTGAGAAGTTCGCCGCCACCACGCCCTACGAACTGGGCCAGGTGACGGACGCCTTCATCAAGTTGCAGAACCTCGGATTGGAGCCGTCCGAGGAGGCCCTCACCGCCTACGGAAACACGGCATCGGCCATGGGCAAGCCCCTGATGCAGATGATCGAGGCCGTCGCCGACGCCGCCACTGGCGAGTTCGAGCGCCTGAAAGAGTTCGGCATCCGCTCCAAAAAGCAGGGCGATCAAGTCACCTTCACGTTCCGGGGCGTCGCCAAGACGGTCGGGATCAACAGCAAAGAGATCGAGCAGTACCTGACGGACCTCGGCAAAAACCAATTCGCAGGCGGCATGGCCCGGCAGGCTAAAACCCTCGCCGGCATGATGAGCAACCTGCAAGACAACGCCGGCCGCCTCGCCCGCAAGGTCGGGTCGGGTGGTCTGCTCGACGCCCTCAAGGCCGCCGCTGCCGAGATGGTCACGGCCACCGGCAACGGCGACAGCATGGCCGAGAGCGTCGGCAAGGGCCTCGGCAAGGCCATCGACTTCGTTCGCATGAACATCGGATGGATGACCAAGGCCGTCGGCATCGCCGGTCTGGCCTTCGCTGCATGGAAGATCGGCGCCATCGCCCAAGGCCTCTACGGCCTCGCCAAATCCGCCACCGTCGCCAGCCTCGCCGCTAAGCTCATGGGCACGTCATTCCGTGGGGCCATGATGGCGACCGGCATCGGGGCGCTGATCATCGCCGTCGGCTTGCTGGCTGAGGACATCTACCAGTTCGCCACCGGCGGCAAATCCGTCATCGGCGGGCTGACCCAGCAATTCCCGGCCTTCGCTGCGGCGGTTGATGGCGTCGTCGCATTCTTCCGGCTCGCCGCCCCCATCGTCAGTGACTTCTGGTTCGGGATGCTGGAGTCGTTCAGCGCCGCATGGGCGGTCATCGGGCCGGGATTGGCCTCGTTCGCATCGCTCGTCATGGACGGCATCGGGGCAGCGTTTGCCTGGCTCGGTCCGGTGATCGGGACGTTTTTCACGACGGCCGCCGCCTCGGTGCTGGCCTTCGTCGAGTTTTTCGCCGGCGTCTGGCAACAGCCAAGCACGGCCCTGTCAGCCTTCTGGACGCTGGTTCAGACCCTATTCAATCAGGGCGTCGCCTTCCTGACGGCTATCGCCCCGGGGATCATCGGCGCCATCGGCGGGGCGTTCCAGGGCGCCTACAACGCCGCCGCCGGGTGGATCAACGGCATCATCGCCAAGGTGCAGGGCATCGGCCCGGCGATCATGTCGGCGCTGGCCATGCTGCCGGGTGGGTCGGCGGCCCTCGGGTTGCTCGGCCTCACCCCTGGCGCTGATGCGTCACGGCGAGGGACCAGCGCCGCCAACACCAGCAACAGGAGCAACGTCACCTACAACGGCGGCCCGATCAGCGTGACCACCAACAACCCGACCGTCGCCAGAACCGCCGTCACCGCTGGCCGGGCAGCGCCGCAACTCCGACCCGCAGCCGGTTTTTAGGGAGGGATCATGGCCACCATCATCACCTTCCCGCTGCCGCACTTCGGGACGATGCAGCTCGACGCCTGTTTATCGCAGCAGCACACCCGATCCGCCGAGGTGACCCGGCATCGGGTGGAGCGGGGCAGCGACGTAACCGATCACGTCCGGCCCGGCGCCTACTCGCTGAGCGTCAACGGGATCATTGCCTATGCCCCGCCTCGCAACCCGCTGGACGTGGCATTCGGCGCCATCTTCGACGCCAACCGAACGGGCAAGGCGTTCGAGCGGTTGCACGAGGCCATCGACCGCTCCGAACTGGTCACCGTCGACACGGGCCTGCGGCTCTACAAGAACATGGCGATCCGCAGCATCGACAGCCCACGCGAGACGGCGACGGGCTCCGACTTCGTGTTCACCCTGCAACTAGAGGAGGTCCGGTTCGTCGAGGCGGCCACCATCAAGATCCCGCTGGATGCCATCGGGAAGGCGCTGCCGGGACTGTCCGGGGTTGCCGCCGTGGCCAGCAAGGCCAAGACACAGATCCAGGCCGCCGCCAAGGTCGTCAAGGGCGCCGCCCCCAAGGTCGCCGCCGCTGTCCCGCAGGCCGCCAAGGCGACCTCGCTACTGTCTCGCCTGACCGGGTTCGGAGGATAACGTGGCCCTGACCGTCCTGCCGATTGACGCCCTGCTACCCGCCTACACCGTCGACGTGGATCTGGGGTCTACCGTCTATCGTTTCGACCTCGCCTACAACACCCGGGCGGAATGCTGGTCTATCGGCATCGGCCTGCCCGATGGCACGGTCATCGCCAATGGTCAGGTGATCCGTGCCGACTGGGAGCCGTTCGCTGCCATCGTCGACGATCGGATGCCGGCCGGGACCATCTTCACGGTTGACCTCGAGGGCACGGGCACGGACCCGGATGAAACCGATCTGGGGACGAGAGTGCTGGTCTGCTATGACGACGGGGAGTGACCTTTACCGGCGGGCCTGGCGCATCACCGTCGGCGAGCCCGGGGCCAACGGCAAGCAGTGGACGGACATCGACTGCCGGTTCAGCGTCAAAAAGACCGCCGCCAGCACGCCCAACGACATCGACCTGACCATCTACAACCTCGCCCTCGACACCCGCGCCCTGTTCGAGAAGCGCAAGACGGCGCTGATGATCGAAGCGGGCTACGACGGGCGCCTCGTCAAGATCGCCAGCGGCGAGATCCTGCGGGCATCGTCAACGCTGGAAGGCGTCGACTGGGAAACCAAGGTGGAGGCCGCCGACGGCATGACGGCATACGGGGCCGTGATCAGCGAAACCCTCGCCCCGGACACGACAGAGGAATCCGCCATCCGTGCCATCGCCAAGAAGCTCAACCTGCCGGTCAAGTCCATCAGCGGCCTCGACGGCAAGAAGTACGGCAACGGCAGGGTTCTGAGCGGCCCGGCCCGGTTCCAACTGGACAGCATCTGCCGCACCCGTGGCCTGCGCTGGTCGATCCAGGACGGCTATCTCGTCGTGTTCCCCATCGGCGCCACGGCATCGGCCAACCCGACAGCGGACGCCGTGCTGCTCACCCCGTCGACCGGCATGATCGGCAGCCCCGAGAAAACTGACCGGGGCTATAAGGTCCGGTCCCTGATGCAGGGTCAAATCGTGCCGGGGATGCCGGTCAAGATCAAGAGCCGGGCCGTCGACGGCGTGTTCCTCGCCGAAACCGTCGAGCATTCCGGCGACACCGACGGCAACGACTGGTACACGGACATAACAGCGGTGAAGGTGACGTGATGGGCTACGAGCAGACCTACGATCCAGACCCGCAGCAACAGGTCGACGACCTTACCCGTGGCCACATTGCCGAGGTCCATACGGCCATCCCCGGCCGCATCGAGAGCTACGACGCCACCAAGTGCCTCGCCAACGTCAAGCCGCTGCTCAAGCGCCGGTTCAACGTCGACGGAGCCGACGGCGAGATCGTGCAGCAGGACGACGAATACCCGGTCATCACGGCCGTTCCAGTGGCGTTCCCCCGTGGCGGCGGGTTCTGCATCGCCTGGCCGCTGACCGAGGGCGACCCCTGCCTGCTGGTGTTCTCCGAGCGCAGCCTCGACGCCTATCTCGACAGCGACGGCGCATCGGTGATCGACCCCGACGACGCCCGCACCCATGACGTGACCGACGCCGTTTGCATCCCCGGCATGACCACCAAGGCCAACCCGATCCCCAACGCCCCGACGGCCCACATCGTCATCGGCAAGGAGAACGGGGCGGCGCAGTTGCGGGTCACGGCGTCCCAGGTGCAGGCCATCGGCGACAGTGTGCGCCTCGGTGCGGCCAATGCCAGCCAAGCCCTCGCCCTCGCCACCGAAACCAAGTCACGGCTCGACCAGATCCAGGCTGCATTCGACGCCCACATGCACCCGACGGCAGCGGTCGGCCCGCCGTCGCCGCCCCTGACGCCCATCGGCGCACTCGGGGCCATCGCATCGGGAAAGGTGTTCGCCAATGGCTAGTGACCTGCAACTGATCGCCACCGGCGAGGGCACGGGCGACCTGCAAATCACAGTCGGCGACTTCCTGATCGTCAGCGACGGGGCCGAGGTGGCGCAGGCTGTCAAGATCCGCCTGCGGCTGGTCCTCGGTGAGTGGTTCCTAGACACCCGGCTCGGCACGGACTACCCCGGCGTAGTCTGGGTCAAGGGGCCGGACCTGATGGCGGTCGAGGGGTTGCTACGCCGCACCATCCTCGAAACGCCCGGCATGGCGACGCTCACCGCCTACAGCCAGACCTTTACCACATCCACCCGCTCGCTGGTCGTGACCTTCGCCGGCACGACCGAGGACGGGACCGCTATCGCAGATGCCGAGGTGATTGGGCTATGACGTTCGGACTGACCAGCACCGGCTTCCTCCGCAAGCGGCTCGCCGACATCGAAAGCGAACTACAGGCCGCCTACCGATCCGCCTTCGGCGACGCCGTCAAGGTCACGGGCGATTCCGTCATGGGCCAGTTGATCGGCATTCAAGCCGAACGCCTTGCCGAACTGTGGGAACTGTCCGACGCCGTCTATGGCTCGGCATTCCCCGATACGTCCAGCGCCGCCAACCTCGACAACGTCGTCGCCGTCACAGGCCATGCCCGCCTCGGTGCGACGTTCTCAACTGTCACCGTCACCTGTGCCACCACCGGCGGGTCGCCTGTCACCCTACCCATCGGCCGTCAGGTCCGGGTCACCGCCACCGGGGCGACGTTCGAAACGCTGACGGAGGTGATCATCCCGGCCAGCGGCAGCGTCACCGTAGAATGCCGGGCGACGGTGGCCGGTGAGGTCGAAGCACTCGCCGGCACCCTGACCGAGATCGTGACGCCCGTCAGCGGATGGACGAGCTCGACCAACGCCTCCGACGCCGATGTGGGCCGTGATCAGGAAACGGACGCAGACCTGCGCATCCGCAGGCGTGGCGCCCTGGTCATCGCTCAAGCGGGCGGGATCCAGGCCATCGAAAACCGACTACTGGGGATCAGCGGCGTCGAGTTTGCCGGCGTCACCGAGAACCGCACGGACACGACCGACGGGGACGGCCGCCCGCCGCACAGTTTTGAGGCCACGGTTGTCGGCGGGGCCACCACGGCCATCGGTCAGATGATCTGGGACACCAAGCCCGCCGGCATCGCCACCCATGGCGGCGTCACGGTCGCCATCACGGACAGTTTCGGCAACGCTCAAAACGTGTTCTTTTCCCGCCCGACGCCCGTCAGCATCTACTGCTCGCTGGCCATCGCCACGAGCTCGGCCTTCGTCGCCAGCATGACGACCGTGCGGGGCCTGGTGGTCGACGCCATCAACGACCTCGCCAACGGCGACGACGTAACGCCGTTCGCCCTGCAATCCGCCCTGACCGGCGTCTCCGGAATCCTCTCGGTGTCGCTGTCCATCGGGACCAGCCCCGGGCCGACGGTGCCGAATACGCCCGTCAGCATCGCCATCAGTGAGATCGCCACGACCTCGCTGGCTCAGGTGACGGCATGACCGAGCACATCACCGACCACGAAGGCATTGCCCGTGACCGCCTCGCCGATCAGTTCAACGACAAGACCCGACTGCTGGCCGTCCTCGACGCCTTCTCCGAACAGGTGCAGGCCATCGAGGATGCGCTATGGGACTGCATCGACGGGCGCACGATCCAGCAGGCCACCGGGGCGACGCTGGACACCCTTGGCGAGATGGTCGGCCAACCCCGCAGCGTCGACGGTCCCGACGCCACCGACGACGAGGCTTACCGGGCGCTGATCTACGGCCGGATCATCGTCAACACGGGATACGGCACGCCGGAGACGGTCTACGCCTTCCTGCGGCAAGTCGGAGCCACGGGCGCATGGATCAGCGAGATCGCCACGGCTACGGCCCACGTCGAGGTGACGGACACGCTCCTGCTCACCGACGACGGGCTCGCCGACATCCTCGTCCAGGCGACGCCGCCCATCAATCTGACAGTCGTCGTCTACCACCCCACCGAGGCATTCGGCTTTGACGGCGACCCCACGGCCCTTGGCTTCGGCGAGGGCGAGCTTGCACGGAGGATTCTCTAATGGCCTTCACATGGGCGACCGATCCCGGCGCCGACGTTCAGGAGCCGAGCAGTGGCCGCAAGGCGCTCGGCTATGAGACCGGCAACAAGCCGCCCGCTGGCGAGTTTAACTGGCTTTTCCAGCAGGTCGCCAACATCAGCGGACTCGTCGGCTACACGTTCGAGGGCGTCGGCGGGTTGGATTCCATGGTCGGCCTTGACATGGGGCAGTACCTCATCACGTCCGAGTTTGAAATCGGCGCCATCACGGTCGTCTGCCCGCAAACCCCAGCCAGCGGCACCATCGAGTTCGGGCTGTGGAAGGTCACGCCGGGCGGCGCCGCCGTCAACCTCTACACGTCCAACCCGCTGCCGGCGCTGACATGCAACGGCGGCTACGCAGCGGCGACGATTGCCAGTGGCAGCCTGCCCAACACCACGACCATCGCCGCCGGTGATCTGCTCATCGTCCGGTTGACCGCAGCCCCGGCAGACGCCCGGGACATCCTCGTCAGCGTCAGCTAACCCGCACCCATCCACGCCCTGCCTCGGTGGGGCTTTTTGTTGCGCCCGAAAGGATCGGCCATGTCCGTCATCAGCCCCAACAACACCTGGCGATACAGCGAGTATGCCAGCGCCGCCGGCTCCAATTCCCTCGTCGTGCCTTCCGGCGTCTACCGAATGCGCTACACCCTCGTCGGCGGCGGCGGCGGCGGCGGCGGGTCTGGGACCAATAACAACATCTTCGGCGGCGGCGGTGGGTCCGGGAACTACGCAGCGGGCTGGATCTCTGTCACCCCCGGCGAGACGCTGACGGTCGTCGTCGGCGCTGGCGGTGCTGCCGGAGCGTCCGGCGGCAGTGCGGGCGGCACGGGCGGGACCAGCCAGATCCAGCGGTCGTCCACCGTCATCGCTGCGGCGACCGGCGGCGGCGGCGGGGCTGGCGCTCCGGCGACCACAGCAACCCAGGCCGGCGGCGCCAACGGTAACAACGGATGGGAGGGCCTGACCAACACTGCGGCAGGCTGGGCCAGCGGGGCCGGCGGCAACTCGGCCTACGAATCCGGCCGCGGCGGCAACCCCAAAAAGCTCGTCGACACGCCTGATCTGACCTTTATCACCGGGGCCGGCGGCGGCGCCAACGGCGGAGCCGGTGCCAACCACTTCCTCGGCGGCGCGTCGGCCAACTACGGCGCCGGCGGCTACGGATCGCAATCCCTGACCACGGCATCCCAGAGCGGCCAGTCCGGTGGCCTGGGGTTCGGCGCTGGTGCTGCCCCGTCATTCTCGACGACCATGGCCACTAATTATTTCGGCGGCGCCGGCGCCCGTGGCTACGCCAAGCTGGAATGGCAGGTCTAACCATGTGGATCATCGACAACGCAGGGGCCATCTCGGTCATGAGCAACAACCCTGACGACAAGATCAGCGAGGCCGTCGCCGCCGGATACCCAGGGGCCGCCATCTACGTCTGCCGCCAGCCTGACGCATTCGCCACCTACGCCGCCCACGTCGGCGCCACTGTCACGCAGTTGATCCCGGTGACCTTCCCCGACCCGGACGACCCCGAAGGTCCGGAGTTGAAAGGCAGCCAGCCGCAGGAAGTGACGGCGGGCAATACCGTCGCCATCAACCCCGACGGGCCGGCGCTCGTCCTGTTCCTCGCCGATGGCACGGCCGCCGGCTCGCTGCCCATCTCCCCCGTTTAACCCCAAACCGATTTTACTGGCTCGATACCGGGAGGATATACGCACCATGACCACATCACCGATGGGGCAATGGCCCGACGATCCAATCGAGCGGATGGAGGCCAAACTCGACGCCTACCGTGACGAGCATCGCCGGGACATGCACGGCGACCCTGCCGACCCATCACGCATCGGCCTGAGTGGGCGCATATCCAACGTCGAGCGGGACGTTGCCCTGTTCAAAAGGGGCGGCGCCCTCGTCGGGGTTGGCGCCATGACCGCCCTCGCCGACCTCCTGAAACGCAAGTTCGGAATCGGCCAATAGGCCAGGGAGACCGCCACCATGTCTGACGCTATCGCCATTGCCGCCCCCGTGGGGCATGTCCTCGTCGCCTTCCACCAGACATACCCCGAGGCCGTCGGCGGTCTGGCTGCGGCCCTGCTGGCCCTGGTCCTCGACGGGCTGACGCCGCACATCAAGATCCTCAGCGGCAACCCCTGGCTGGTCAACATCCTGCGGGCCGGGATCAGTCGCGTCGGCGTGGCCGTCCGTGACGCCGGGAGCAAGCGCTGATGCCCATCCGTAACCTAACGCTCCCCAGGGTTGACACGTTCTGGCAGTCCAACCCGGCCGAGACCCCCGAGCCCGTCACCGTCACCCGCTGGCTGACCGAGTTCGTTCCCCGATTCCCCCATGCGCCGTTCTGGGCCTCGCTCGGAGGCGTCAAGATCTGGTGCGGCTCGGCCAACATCAACACGCCGCAGGATCTGAAAAACGCCGACGGCACGATGCGGGGCGGGGCGACCATGCCCAACACCCTCGCCATACTGATCAACAGCGATTTTACGGTGCGGGACGTGCTCGCCCACGAACTCGGCCACTGCGCTCAGCACTACTACGCCATCCTGCCGACGGCGGCCGATCCGCTCTGCCGGCAACTGTGGGAGGTCTGGCGGGCGATCCCCGGACCCGACGGCGAGGAGGACTTTGCCAACGCATGCGGGGCGCATCTGCTCGGCCTGCGGACGGTGCCGTTTATGCGGAACTTTCCGGCCGTTCTGGCTGCTGCCCGCTCGAACGCCTGGCCCGTGGCCAACATGGGCTACGACGGGTCGGCGGTCGTCTGGATGCGGATGGATCCCAACGGCCTCAACAGCTACCACGAGCGCATCAACGCCGACGGGCGGCATCAGAAGTACCAGATGAGCCAGTGGAGGGACGTATGAGCGCCTTTGTCCTGCCGGCGTTCAGCCGCAGCCTGCAACTGAGCAAAAACTTCGCCCTGTCCGAGTGCGTCAGTCGCAACGATCCATGGGGTTGGTCGGAGTTGCAGTCTGGCTGGGCAACCTACGGGCCTCGCCTGTTCCGCCTGTTTAATGGCATCTGGCAACCCGCCCGCGACCACCTCGGCCCAATCACCATGACATCGGTATTCCGCAGCCGGGCGCACAACCAGCGCATCGGCGGGGCCAAGCTCTCCCGGCACCTTGAAGCCGACGCTGGCGACGGGTTCCCCCATGCCGCCAGCCTGCCGCAGTTGCACGCATTCCTCGCCACCCTGCCGGCGGTTGGCGGCCTGGCCATGGGTTCGGGGTTCGTTCACGCAGACGCCCGGCCTCGCGTTGGCGGCCAAATCGTTCGCTGGACATACTGATGACCGACGACGACCGGGCCGCCGCCGTGGCCTTCATCGCCGAGAAAACCGGCCTGACCCCTGAGCAGATTACCGTCTGCCTGACCGATCCCCCGGAGGTGCCACCGTGCCCGCATTAGTCCCCGGCGTCCAGCCATTCTCAGCATTTGCCGGCACCTACACCCTGAGCGCCGACCAGGAGAGCATCACCATTGGGGCGTCGTCTGCCGAGCCCGTGCGGACGCCCTGGTACGACATGGGCAGCGGCGCCACTCTCGCCCGTGTCCAGTGGGCCGGGACGGCGACCGGAACGATCCAAGGCCGCACATCTGCCGCCCGTCCGGCAGCGTCGGTGGCCATGGCGGATGCCTGCCTGATCCTGCCCGGCTCTGCCGAGTGGGACACCTCCGAGTATTACGATCCCGGCCTGGGCTCACTGCCGGGAGCGGTCGGCTGGACAGACACCGTGACCGGCGAGAGCCTGAGCGGCGGATACCTGACCGTGCCGACGAGCGGCACCCAGAAGTTCCGCAGGTACGGGAACGGCATCATTCCGACCGGCAGCAAACTAATCGAGATTAATTTCCGCCTGTCCCACGAGAGCGGGACCGGCGACCAGGGCGTGTCTGGCATGTTGCCGATGGGCACCGGCACATACACGGGTCAAACCCTGTTTTATCTGTCGCTGACCAATACCGGCATCATCCGCAACTCCGGGGCCACAATCTACACGATCCCCGGATTTGCGGCATCAACGTTCTACGATTTCTGGCTGGTATTCCGCACGTCGAGTTCTGGCACCCGCCCCCCGTACTACGAAATCTGGTATCGGGCGGCAGGATCCTACGATCAGGACGATTTGACCGGCTACACGCTCGCCGGCCTCGCTGCTACGTCGGCCTCTAACGATTTCACAGCCCTTGAGTTCGGCGGCGTCTGGTCCGGCGGCACGACCTGCCGCTGGGGCATGGTTCGTATTTTCTGCGCCTCGTCGTCGGTGGATGAATACGGGTGGGAGACGGTGACGGACGGCGACACGTCGTTCTCCCGCCGCCAGCGGTACTGGCAAATCAAGGGATGGAGGGATGGCACGCTCACTGAGGTCGATCTCGCCTCGGATCTGGCGGCGCCCGGCAACCCGTCAGGACCAGAGGCGGCAGCGGTCGGAGCAAGTGCCATCGGCGGCAACTGCACGTCACTGGCGAACGGCGCAGCGGCGTACTATCTGGAACTGCTCGATGCGGGGGCAGGGGACGCTGTAATTGACGCCCGCTGGGAACTTGAGCCGTCTGCGACCTTCCGAGGCCTGACTGTCCCTGGGTCGTTCAAGATTCGCACGGCCAGCGCGAGCGATGACGGCGTCCGCGGATCTGCGGCGACGACCACCTCGGCGGTGGCGGTCCCTGCGGTGGCTGGCGCTGTGGCCCTCGTCCTCGACGACACGACGGTAACGCCTGGCCAGACGGCCACACTCACACCCACCATCACCGGCAGCGTGACGGTGACCCTCGACGGCAACGCCATGACCAGCGGCGTTGCGGCCAATGCCGTCACAGGTGTTGCCGGCGCCCTCATCGGCCCGACGGCCCCGGCGCCTACCCTGGGATGGATCACCTACCCTCGGCCGGCGATTGCGTGGCTGCCATGACAAAAGCCCCCGTGATGGGGGCTTGTCTGTTAGGTGGCCATGGCCTGCTGGATCACTTGCCGGATGACCTCGGGGCGTCTGCCCTGTCCGTCGATCCATGCCAGCTGCTCAGGCGTCAGGCGGATCAGGACTGGGGTTCCTGTGGTGGGCCTGCCTCGGCCCCGCTTCGTGGGTTCAGGCATTGCCGACAGCCTTATCCCAGAGGGCGATTTCCTCGGCCAGTTCGGATTTGTTGATGACGTAGCTATGGTTGTCGTCGCACAGATGGGTTTTCCCGTTGATCGTTTCAGTCCAGAGGGCGGCACTGCCGTCAGCGTGGGTGCGAATGATGGTCATGTCGGCGGCGTTGGTCATGGTCGTTGTCTCCTGTCCTCTATGCCGGGGGCAACCCGCCCGGCTCGGGTGGTGGGAGTTAGATGTTGGCTTGGGCGGTCTTGATGTAGGCGGTGAACCGGGCGGCGGCGTTGCCACCTTGGGCGATGGCGGCGACAGTCTCACCGAAGGTCAAGCCGGCTTCGTCGGCCATGTGCTGAATGGTGAGGGTGGCGACTTCGGCGGCGAGGGTAGCGAGTTCGTTGGTCATCGTCTTGTCTCCGGTTGGTCGGCGGTTCGTCCCCCGATGAATTAACAATATCGCTAATCCGCTTGCAGGTCAATAGGCGATAGCGAAAATAAACAAGCAATCGCACAGACGCCCTAGCGGCGGGGAGTTCAGATATGCCACTCGCCATCTACTACACCAGCCCGCAGCCGACGACGTATCAGGTGCAGCGCCAACTGCTCGCCGGCGGGGCATGGGCCAACGACACCACGCAGCCAGCGGCCGGGGTCGTCACCGTCAGCGCCCTGACATTCAGCGGCAGCACGGTCGGCGTCAGCTACGCCACCAATCACGGACTGACGCTGCTCACCAACGGGGCATGGCTCTATCGCCTGGTGCCGACCTACTCGGACGGGACCACGGGCCTGCCGACGCTGCCGATCCTGCCGGGCGATCAGTCGGATTACGAATGCGTCGTCTCGGGAAAACTCGACGAGCAGTGGGCGACGGGGACGACCAATCGGAAGGTCGAGATGCGTTTGCTGGCGCCGACCAACGGCGGCATTCAGACCTACCTGACCAGGAGCTACGAATCCAGCATTGCCGTTGATGGATCGTGGCAAATCACCGGCATTCCGCTGGATCGTCCGTCCGTGTGGCTTTTCCCAGACGGCTCCCGGCTGCATCGGCAGACGCCCGCAGAAGATGCCGACTTTACGGAGTTGCAGGCATCAGCCGACGACGACCCGCTGACGCTCACCATCTACCGGGGCGCCACGTTCCGCTGGTCAATCGTCTACGCAGACGCCAGTGGTCCCGTCGACCTGACAGGTTACTCCGCCCGCATGATGGGCAGGCTCAGCGCCACCGCCGATGATTCGGTGTTCGACTGGGGAACCAGCAGCGGCGAGATCACGATCGACGGCCCATCGGGGGCAATCAGCGTCGAGGTCTCATCCTCTGATACGGGCGATTTGTCATGGAGCGGCGCCGCCGTCTGGGACATCGTGCTCACGTCCGGGGCAATCGTCGAGCGAGTGGACGGCGGCACAGCGGAATTGCTGGAGGTCATCAGCGCATGAGGCGGATCATTATCAGGGATCCAGTGTTATCAACCCGCACCGTCGGGACGCAGGGGCCGCCCGGACCCGTCGGCGCCACGGGTGCAACTGGGGCCACTGGTGCGGCTTCGACCGTGCCGGGTCCGACTGGCCCGACCGGACCCACAGGGCCTGCCGGCCCAACTGGCGCCACGGGGCCGACAGGGGCAACGGGCGCAACGGGCGAGACTGGCCCGCAGGGACCAACCGGTCCGCAGGGCGACCCAGGGCCTACCGGCGCCACCGGAGCGACGGGTGCTACCGGACCCGCAGGCCCAACCGGGCCTCAGGGCCCAGCGGGCGCCACGGGGGCCGATTCCACGGTGCCAGGGCCGACGGGAGCGACCGGACCAGCGGGCCCAACAGGGCCAGCGGGACCGGCAGGGCCAGCGGGACCGGCAGGGCCAGCGGGACCGGCAGGAGCCGACGGGGCAACCGGAGCCACGGGCGCTGATTCCACCGTACCTGGGCCAACGGGCCCAGCGGGGCCAACTGGTGCAACCGGATCTACAGGTCCAACCGGAGCGACTGGCCCTGCCGGTGCCACTGGTCCTCAAGGCCCGGCTGGGGCCACTGGCCCGGCGGGTGCCACAGGCCCAGCGGGGCCAACCGGAGCGACCGGCCCCGCAGGATCAACCAACACGGCCACGGGCACGGTCGATTTTGGCTACGCCGCCAGCGGTGAGGGCGACATAGCCAGTGCCGACATCGCCGCCCCGTGGGTCACGGAAACCAGCCAGATCATCATTAGCGTCGCCGCTTCGGCGACGGCCGACCATGACCCAGACGACCCCGTCGCAGAGGGGCTGATCGCCTACGCCGGCAACAGGCAGGCTGGCGTCGGGTTCACCGTTTACGTCCGGGCGCCGCATGGCACCTGGGGCCGCTATACCATCCACGCCACTGGCGCCTAAGGAGACCACCATGAGCATCATCATCAAATCCGGCAGTTCCGCGAATACGGCCGCCGTTGACGCAGACAACAACCTGCAAACCAACCTGCCCATCGTGCCCGCCCAGGCCGGCTACGCCGCAATGCTGAGTTGCGTCGACGAAGGATCCACCACCGGCACCCGAGTCACCCGTGAGCCCGAGGCCACAACGGACTACCGCCTGCGTGTCGGCATGGATTCGGTGCTGCTCTCCGAGGCGTTTCTGGGTACTGCCCTCAACACGGCGCAATGGTTCCAGAGCCTGACCACCATGACGCTGACCGTGTCTGGTGGGTTCGCCCGCCTCAACGCTGGCAACTCCCTGACATCTGGGCACCTCGCCATCCTCCGCAGCTATCGGACGTTCCCCCTGTACGGCTCGTTCCCCACATATTTTGAAACGACGGCGGTGATCACGGGCGTGCAGGCTAACGCCGTTGTCGAGATTGGGGCGGGCCTCGTTGCCGGCACGTCGGCGCCGACTGATGGCGTGTTTTTCAGGTGGGCCTCTGGCGAGTTTCGGTGTGTCATCAACAATGCCGGCGTCGAGACGCAGAGCGGCGTCCTGACATCGCCGAGCGTCAACGAGCGACACAAGTACTCCATCGTTGTCGGTCAGGACGGAGTTGAGTTTTGGGTCGACGACGTTCTGCAGGTCATCATTCCGACGCCCGCAGGCCTCGACAGTCCGACCGCCTCCAACTCTCAGCCAATGGTCTACCGGGTTTACAACAACAACACCGTTGCGCAGGCGGTCCAAATCCTCGTCGCTGATTGTTTCGCCACCATCGGCGACACGCAGACCGGGAAACCGTGGCCCCACGTCCTCGCCGGCATGGGCGGCGGCTCGTATCAGGGCCAGACCGGCGGCACGATGGGCACCACCGCCAACTACGCCAACTCGGCGGCCCCTGCGTCGGCGACTGGCGCCACCAATACCACAGCCGGCTACGCGACGCTCGGCGGGCAATGGCAAATCGCAGCACCAGCGGGCGCTGAGACCGACCTGATCCTGTTTGCGTTCCAGGTGCCTGCCGCCAGCAATGCCATCAGCGGCAAAAACCTGTACGTGACCGGGATCCGCATCGACGCTGTAAACACCGGCGCCGCTGTGGCGACGACGGCGACCATCATGCAGTGGGGACTTGGCGTCGGGGCGACGGCGGTGACGATGGCCACGGCGGAAGGTGCCGGCACCAAGGCGGCCCGTCGATTGACCCTCGGTTATCAGTCGTTCCCGGTCGGTGCGGCGATTGGCGCTCAGGCAACCCCGATCGTTGTAACGTTCGATACGCCGCTGTTCGTCGAGGCAGGCAACTATTTGCACATGCTGCTAAAGGTTCCTGTTGGCACGGCTACTGGGTCGCAAATCCTGCGAGGGGTCGTGTTTGTTAACGGCTATTTCGAGTAGCTATAGAGGATTCCCGGCGGGCAGTCAGTGGATGGGCGAGCCGTCGGGATGCGATGGGGCGGGGGATCGGGCTAACGCTCGGTCCCCCGCTTTTCTGCGTTTGGGGTCATTTGCCTGCCGCCTTCCGCCATGCGATTAGGGCCGGCGTCCACATCACCGGATCGCCGTGCGCCTCCATGGCCCGCTCAGCCGCAAGATACACGGCAGCGGCGGCGGGGATGTCGTTGGGGTTGGCGCCGCATTCCTCGGCCAATGCAGCACACTGGGCAGCCATCGTCTGATTGATTGCCCGCTCGTCGTCAATCAGGCAGTTGAGGGCGTTGCAATCCCGCTCAAGCTGGGCAGCGAGGGCGTCCCGCTCGGCCTCAAGCCTGCCGATGGCCTGCTGCCGCTCGGACGCCTCGGCCATGTAGCGGTCACGCTCGGCCTTTACCCGCTCGACCCGCTCGATCAGGCGCATGGTCGTGCAACCTGGGTACGCCTGCGATGACGCCGTGTCTTCGCTCATCCCCTCACGCTCCTATCTGCCCCGTGGGGCTCACGCCGCAGTCAACCCGCTGCGGCTCGGGGGTCTAACACGGGGCGTCCATCTGTTCGCCGGCCTCAACTCTGGCCAGCACCGACGCCCACCCCTGATCGCTTGCACCAGTCCCAGTGCTTGCCCCCAACCCTGTCGCAGAGACAGCAGCGCAGGTATCCGTTGGCGACACGTCTACGCTCCCGTAGTCGAGCCTTCTTCGCTTCCCACTTGCACTCGTCGCCGCAGTAGATGCCAGCCGGCCTGGCCTCTCGCCCACAACTACACCGCCTCATCAGGGAACATCCTTAATTGGCCGTCTCTGGTCGCCTGTACGCCCCTCGGGCATTGGGCAATGTCATGCAGGGCGGCGATACCCAAGGCCCGCAGGAACTCACGGGTGCGCCCCTTGAGTAGGTAGGTGTTGCTGTCCACGCCATACCGGACGAAGTTCAACCATGTCGTACTGTCCACCGAGGCAAACGGAACGTGGCCGATGATCCGACTTTGAGTCATCCCGAGCCCGTGGAAGTCCTGCGCCGGGTGGCGGTCGAAGATGGGCAGAAGCCAGTCCAGCAGTTCGGGCTTGCCCCGTGAGGCTGTGGCCCCGAGGGCGATGCGGTCATATCCCCGCCCGGCGTACTCGTCCAGCAACCACAGCGGGTCGCCCTCGTGAAAGACCGGCATCACCGTGCCTTTGCCCAGCATCTGCTCTAAGCGTTGCAGGTTGGCGAGGCTCTGCTCAACAGCTGCCGCCGCTTCATCCTGTGTCGGCAACCGGCCGGGCTTGCCGGGGATCACGTCGAGCGAAACGGCGTAGTCCAACAGGCTTTCATGCTTGTCGATGAAACGCCCGTAGGCTTCCAGGTCCACGGGCTTGCCCAGCGTCCACGCCGCAAAGGCGCCGCTGTCTAGCATCCACCCGGACACATCCCACCCGGCATCCAGAAGTTTTAACTGGCTGCGCTCAGCGAACGAGACGAGAAGATTATGGCCTTGGAGTTGCGCTTTCCATGCCATCGCCCCTCCCGCCAGGTAAATCTTCACCTCGTCCCCCTCGTCTTTATTGATTGCCGCAGTCACCCGCTGCGGCTCGGGGTTGGGGTCTAGATCACCAACTCGTCATAGCGAGCGCTCCGGAGGTCGACGCCGTGCGCCTTCTGTGTGTGCTGCATCAATCCGAGCTTGGACTTGAACGACTTCCCGCATTTGCAGGTAAAGCGCTTTTCATCGGTCGTCGTCATCTCGTCCCCCTCGTCTGCCGGTTCGTCCGGCGTGTGTGTTGCAAATACAGCATAAGCGAGCATGCCTGTAATTGCAACAGTTGCGCTTGCGATTGTGGCGGCTCAGTCGGGGGTTGACGCAGCCACGCCGTTTCGCTGTGACATGCAACCATGCAGCACGTCAACAAGTGCGGCAGTTTTAGATGTCACAGTCGGGACCGACGCCCGGAGCCTCCCAGCGCACGCCGTCATGGTCAACGGCGGCACGGATAGCGATAACCGGGCGACGCCCCCGGCCGCACTCGTGGGTGACGTAGGCGACCTTCGCCACCTCGACACGGGACAGCAGGGCGGCGAACAACCGGCGCAACGTCGGCCAGTCGCTGAGGATGTGATCGGCGTTGGCGACGATGTCCGCAGCCTCACCCGCCGTCATCGGTGCCGGCCCGTGCGCACGCCGCCTGCTCTCGATGGCCGCCGCCTGCCTCTCAATGCCCGCCCGCTCATCGGACAGCCTGGCATTCATCCGGGACCACTGCGCCGGATCCAACCGCCCGGCCTGGCGCTCGGTCCAGAGGTCTAACTCCGACTGCTCAGCCCGCAGGATCGCAGCACGAAGCCCGGCCAATTCCGCCGCCGACCCGTCATCCGTCGCCCGGACGAGCAATTCCGCCTCGCGGTGGGCAAGAATCGCCGGCAGGGCCGCCAGCGTCAGCCGGTGGCAGTCCTCGGCCCGGGCGTTGTCCTGCCTCGGGCAGTCCCGGTAGCCGCAGTGGTAGTAGGATCGGCCAGCCTTCTGCAACATCGTCATGCCCCGGTCGCATCGGCGGCAGACGACGATCCCGGACAGAGGGTGCTTTGCCGGCCCGGCGCGCCCGATGCCCGACGCCCTCGGCTCGTCTCGACGGCGAGACTTGACGGCCTGCACCGCCGCCCACTGATCGGCCGTGATGATCGCCGGCCAGACTGCCGACGGGACCACGATGGGCGGCCGGTCTGTTTTGCGGCGGGCATCCCGCCCCGCCCGGTAACTCTCGATTCCGGCGTAGCGGGGGTTGGTCAGGATGTAGCGGACCTTCGCAAACGGCAGGCCAATGCGCTCGGCGACGAGGTGGATCCCGTCGACCCCTTCGGCGTAGGCGTCGACGATGGCCCGCACGACCGCGGCCTCGTCGGGTTCGATCTCAAAGCGGTAGGTGCCGTCGGGGTTCCAGATCCGCCGCCAGCCGAACGGGACGGCATGGCCGGCAAACCCGCCCGCCTTCACCCGCGCCTCCCGCCCCCGGATCGTCCGCTCTTTGATGGCCGCCCGTTCCCGTTTCGCCACCACGGCGTTGATGTCCTGGATTAGCGTGTGGTCGGCGTTGTTCGGGTCGAACTCCCCGGACTGGGTGACGAGGCGCGCCCCGATCTTGGCGAGGATTGCGCTGATCTGCTCCAGTTCGCCCACGCCCGCCCGTGAGAGACGGTCTTGAGCCAAGACCACCAGGCGCTGAAACTCCCCGGCGGCGATGCGCCCGAGGATGGCCGCGAGGATGGGCCGGTTGGCGACCCCTGCCCCGCCGCTCTCGACCTCCTCGAACGCCTCCCACGTCCAGCCTTGCCGCTCGCATAGTTCGGTCAGGATCCGGCGCTGCTCGTCGAGGCTGGTGTTGTCCCGCTGGGCCTCGGTGCTGACCCGGCAGAGGATGGCGGCGTGCGTTGGCATGGTGCGGTGCGTGGTCCGATCAGTTGTTAAATGATGTTTTGCTCATTCCGGGATAACGGGGCGCAAACCCAGTCGGGATAATGGCCCGATGCTCATTTCCGATTGCTTGCTCTAGTCATTCGGAGCGGCTATGCTGGTGATCTGAATCACCGAAAATGTTTTCGATAAGGCAAGGGCAGCATCGCATGGCAACAGACACGCAGACCGCACGCACCATCATCGGCGCCGCTGTGGCTGATGGGCGTCGTGATGCTGTCGCCGCCATTCTGGCTAGTCTCGCAGCGCCTGAATCATCCTCAGGGCCATTTCCCGCCGATCTTCCGGCAGTCGTTCCCACGCCGCCAGCAGTTCGTCCGTCGTCCGGTCGATAGCAGCGTCATCCGCCGGCAGCCCGCGGGCGATCCGGTCCAGCATCGTATAGGGCACGTCGAGGCCCCTGGCGATTTTGGCCATGGTGTCCTGCCTGGGGATGGATCCCCGGCCCGCCTCGATGGCCGACAACGTGCCCCTGGGGAAACCGCCACGCCTCGCCACGTCCTCCTGCGACCTTCCTAGTTCGGACCGTGTGCGGAGGATGAAGGCCCGGAGGGCGTCATAGCCGTCTGATGGGTGGGTCATACCTCCACGGTACAACTGCAACAGGAAAAATCCACAGCAAAAACGGTTGCAATTGTAGCGGCCTGTGGTAATGTTGCACTTACAGCAGGAGGTTGCCATGTACGAACTCGAACGCCTGCGCCGTGAATCAGACCTTTCCCAGGCCGATCTGGCCAAGGCTTCCGGCGTCGGCATCAGCTCTATCGTCAAACTCGAAAACGGCAGGGACGTGACGCCTAAGACGGCACGGCGCCTGGCCTCGTTTTTCAATCGGCCCTGGCCTATTTTTTTTGCCGACGTTTGTTGTAACTACAGCATCACGGCCCGCCCCGATGCCGACCCGGCCGCCTGACGGCCAGCCCGTCCCGCCGCTTTCCCCGGTGATGCGCCACGGCCTGATGGTCCTCTATGAGATCGCCGTCGCCTGCCGGGATCGCCAACCCATCCCCACACCCACCGACCCTAGGAGTTAACCAATGACGCACACCTGCGATTACCACTGCTTCTGCGCCAAGGCAGACGCCCGCAACACGGCCCGAGGCGGCGGCACCCGAGCGGCGGCCATGGCCATCTCCCCGACCGTCAAGGCTGCGGCGCTCCCGGTGTTCTGCTCCCGGCTCAAGGCTGCCCAGACCGGAGCCCTCGCCGATGACACGGCGCCGACCATCCGCCGCCTGATCCGTGCCGCCCGCAAGACCCGTCGGCCTGGTGTCATGGCCGAGATCCGCCGGGCCGTCGCCGAATGGCTGGCCTCGCCCATCATGACCCGCCATGACCTGATCGAGACGGCCGCCGCCGGTGCCTGCATGGTCGCTGTGACCGCTGCCGGCGTGGCGATGCTGCTGCGGATGGCGGTGTCCTGATGCGCCTTCCAACCCCCAACCCCGGGCAAGCCGAGGTCTTGTCGTTCATCCGCCAGTACATCGCCGACAACAGCAAGTCGCCGACCGTGGTGGAGATCGCCGACGGCGTGGATTGCGCCATCAGCACGGCATCGACCCGGATGCAACGCCTCACCGCTGCCGGCTGGATGTCCCGTGACGCCAACAACAACCTGATCGTCGCACCCGCCGACACGCCGACTGCTTGCCCTCATTGCGGGGTGACGGCATGATCCGAGCCATTGACCTATTCGCCGGATGCGGCGGCACGACGACCGGGGCTGAGCAGACCGGCGCCATTCAGGTCGTGTGGGCCGCAAACCACTGGGATATTGCCGTCCAGACGCACAAGGCCAACCATCCCCACGTCGCCCACGCCTGCCAGGATCTGCAACAGGCGAACTTCCTCGACGTGCCCGACTTTGACTTGCTGATGGCGTCGCCGGCCTGCCAGGGCCACAGCCGCGCCCGGGGCAAGGAGCAGGCGCACCACGACGCCCAACGGTCGACGGCCTGGGCCGTGGTCACCGCTGCCGAGGTTCGCCGGCCCGAGGCGCTTGTCGTCGAGAACGTGCCCGAGTTCCAACGCTGGGGCCTCTATCCGTTCTGGCGGATGAGCCTGCAAGCCCTCGGCTACCACCTGACGGAGCAGGTTCTGAACGCTTCCGAGTGGGGCGTCCCCCAGAACCGTGAGCGACTGTTCGTCGTCGGCCATCGCCGGCGAGGCATCGAGATCGTCAGCCCAAAGCTGGCGGCGGTTCCGGCCAGGTCCATCATCGACGGCGGCGGGTCGTGGTCCGAGATCGACAAGCCGGGCCGGTCGCCCAAGACACTCGCCCGCATCGTCGCCGGCCGCAAGGCCCACGGCGCTGACTTCCTGATGGCCTACTACGGCAACGAGGATGGCGGCCGGTCGCTGGACATGCCCCTCGGCACCGTGACGACGACGGACCGTTTCGCCCTCGTCAGCGGCGACCGGATGCGGATGCTGACGCCCAACGAATACCGGCGGGCGATGGGGTTCCCGGACGGCTACCAACTGCCGGCGAGCCACAAAGACGCCGTGAAGGTGCTTGGCAACGCCGTGCCCCCGCCGCTGGCCCGTGGCGTGCTGTCGCAGGTTGCGGCGGCGATGGGCGGTGCCGCATGACCCGCCCCAACTCCTGCCCCTCGTTCGCCCTGGTCTACGGCCGCCCGCTCGTCGGGTTCCTCGCCGTCGAGATCGCCCAGGCTTTCCCCCTCGCCCCACGCTGGGCCGTCGCCACCGTCGGAGGTGAGTGATGGGCGCCATGATCCAGTTGCAGTGCGTCAAGTGCGGCGCTGAGTTCGCCAGCAAAACACGCCGCCGGCAGCACTGCTCCAACCGTTGCCGCAAAAACCACACCTACGACCGCATCAGGGTTCAGGTTGTCGAGATGGCCCGCAACTGCCTCAAATGCGGCGCCGGCTTCACAACAAAGGACGCCCGCAAGGTCTACTGCGGCCGGATCTGTATGCGGACGGCTGGCGATGCCAAGCGGGATCGGTCGCCAGCAGATGAAACGGTGAAGGCCGAGCGCCGTTGCGCCAACTGCGGCGGATCGTTCCTCACGGCATCCCCCCAGCGCATGTGCTGCTCCGACAGATGCACCAGCCAGCGCCGCACGAAGCGCCATAGCGAGTATCAGCGCCAGCGGTGGGCGGCAGTGGCGAAACAGAGCCCAGAGCGGACAGCGCCAGAGCGCCCACGGTGCAAGGGTTGCAACCAGCTATTCCGGCCGTCCGGCCCCGGCGTCCGCTACTGCAAAAGCGAGTGCCGACGCAAACGGGCCAACGAACGGCGGCAGGACTACAGGGCAAAAGCCCGGCAGTCTGCGATCCGTCCAACTGACCCAGTCGAGACCTGGCCGGATCAGGCGCCAAAGCCACGCATCCGCTACGACCGCCCCGGCCCGATCACCGGCAAGGGCTTCACGTTCTCCGGGTTCAGCGAGGCCGCCCCACGGCAGGCGGTCACGACGGTCGCCGGCTGCCCCAGATGCCGCCGCTACGGGACGGACACCCTCGGCAGGCAGAACCACGACTCATGGTGCCCCGAGGCCCCATGATCGCCGCCATTCTCCTGATCCTCGTTCTATTTGGCCTCGGATGGGCCGTCACACCAGACCAGCACTAGCACAGAAGTAAGAAGGGAACAGAAAATGAACACATCAGTCGCCACGCTCAACGGGAGCAAAGGGGACGAACTGACCAATCGTGGCGTCGACAAGATCGCCATGTGGGGATGGTCTACGAAGGACCGGCCGGGCCATCTGATGATGGTGCCCAAGTCCGACCTCCGAGTCCACGCCGACTACCAAAGATCCCCGATGCTGACCAAGGTCGGAGAGCTTGCGTCGTCGTGGTCGTGGATCGCCTGCGGCGTGCTGATCGTCGGACGCCGTGGCGGGGAACTCTGGGTCATTGACGGGCAACACCGTCTCCTGGCGGCACGGAAGCGCAGCGACATCAAAGAGTTGCCGTGCATCGTGTTCGACACCGTCGACGTGAGCCAGGAGGCCGGCGGGTTCCTCGACGCCAACACTAACCGCAAGCCCGTGCCCGTGGCAGACCGATTCGGGGCGATGGTGGCGCATGGTGACGAGACGCCGGTGTTCGTGTCGGAGACGTTCGACGACATCGGCTTGACCGTCAAGCGGGTCGCCAAAAACCCCGGAGAGATCAAGTGCATCGGATGGGCGCTCAGGTGCGCCGCTATCGACCGGGATCGGTTTGTCAAAGTTCTGCGGATGGGCAAATCCATCCTGACCGAATCCGCAATGGTGGAGCGGATTCTTGCTGGCCTGTGGCACATCGAAACCAAGGCCCCCGGCACGCTTGACGATAAGCGATTCCATGACCGCATCAAGGCCATCGGCGTCAACAAGCTCTTGGATGGCATCGCACGGGCGAACGCCTACTACCAAAGCGGCGGCGAAAAGGTCTGGGCGACAGGCATCCTCAACGAGATGAACCACGGGCTGCGCAACAAGTTCAGCATCGACGCTGAAACCGAGGTGGCCCAATGAAACCCACCCCCAACCGCGACGAGATCCGGCAGGCCGTCTTGGCCGCCATCCACGCCGGCAAGACCAATGCCGAGATCGGCGCCGCCCTCTCCGTCTCCGACACCACCATCCGCCGCTGCGTCGACGGCACGGAGCGGTGGCAGAACATGGCCGCAAAAACCCTGGCACGCATGGCAGCCAACCTCGGCAACCTTGACGAACCGGCCGTGATCACCCCGACGACCCCGGCGCCTGAGCCGACGCTGCCGGTGGCTCGGCATACCGGGATGCTCAACGAGCGGATGCACGAGGGCCGCCCGGTCTACACGCTGCAAGACGTGGCCGAGGGCCTCGACGTGTCGCTGCGGACCATTGAGAGGCATTGGGCCGAGTTGCGGCAAGACGAGATGCGCCCAGGTCAGGACTACACCGCCATTTTTGTCGGTGGTATCGAGCGCCCGGCGTTCTACCGGCAGGGCGTCACGCTCATCGCCATGAACGTCGGCGGCGACCGGGCACGGGAGATCCGCAAGCACGTCCGCGACCTCGACGCTGCCGTTGCCGCTGGCGAGATCCCGGCCCCGGCCGCCCCGCTCTCCGAGGTCGATAAGCTCGCCCTGGTCCTGGGGGTCAAACTGCCCGAGCTGGCCGCCGCCACCCTCGAAGCTCACGCCATGGCCAGGGCCGCTGTGATCACGGCGACGGAACAGGCCGAGCGCCTGACGCAACTTGAGGCCGACATGGAGGCCCGCCCGATGCTGCGGCGCCGCCTGCACAAAGCTGTCGGCAAACTCGCTGACGAGATGGCCGGCGTCGGGATGCACAGCCGGGAGGTCAGCAAAAACGCCCGCTGGCTCAATGACAGGATCGGCCAGCGCTGGGGCGTCCGTGATGCCCTCACGGCCCGGCAACTCGGCGTCGCCCTGGAATGGGTGCATGAGCAGCACGAGCGGGTGAACAAGCGCCTACCGCTGATCGAGGTGCTGACTCCGGAGCCCGGCAACGGGTTGGCCGACGAGGTGACGCCATGACCCACCCCATGCTCACCCCCCGCACGGCCGAGGTGCTGGACGCCATCAAAGCCCACATGCGGACCAACGGCTACGCCCCGACCCTCGCCGACATCTGCAAGGCCCTCAAGATGCGGTCCCCGTCCACCGCCTACTACCACGTCGCCCAACTCGAAGCCATCGGCTACATCGACCGGGCCGGGCCGAGGGCCTGGAGGGTCAATGGTCCCGACGGCGCCGCCTGCCCCCACTGCGGGGCCGCCTCATGAGCCTGCACGCTTCCCACTGGACACTCCGCAGCCCGGCCGGGTACGAGGCGCCCGCCGTTCACGCCGTCTGTCGGAATGGCCCTTACAGCGACGACTACCGAACCGCCTGCGGCATGAAGGCGACGGCATGGCCCCGGATCAGGGGCATTGGCAGGGATCTGGCGCACGTCACATGCGGGCGGTGCCTGCGAAGCCTCGGGAGGTCCGCATGACCCAGTACCGGCGGATGGTACCCATCAAACCCAGCAAGGGCGGCGCCTATCAGACCCACGCCGTCATCCCCGGCGACCGATGGACGCCCCGGTCATTCTGCGGCCGAGATCTGCGGGGCTGGATCGAATCGGGAAGGCAGGCGGCTGTGACGTGTGTCACCTGTCAGGAACGGATTGAACGATTGGAGGCCGCCCGATGATCGCCCGTGATAGCTACGCCACCGAACAGGTCTACCGCAAGCACGGCCGCCGCTACCTCCCCATCAAGCCGTTCGAGGGGTTCCCCGCCCCCGGCGTCTGGCTGGTGACGGATGAGAGGCACCACAGCGGAACGGCGAGCCGGCGGGAAACGGTCTGCGTCGGCGTCGATCTGACGCACATGGGAGACGTACCCGACCCGCTGGACATCGCCCGATTGGAGCGCCACCGCGACGCCGCCCACGCCGGGGCCTGGGAGTGGATGCGGTCGCTACAGGCCGACCGAGACGCCGGCCGGCTCTCGCTGATCAGCGCCCGGGAACTGATCGACATGGTTTTCGGCGCCATCTCAGCAAGCATGGCGGAAGGGACGCAGGAATGACCGACGAAACGTACCTCTGGCAAGGCCTGGCCTCGCTCACCCGTGGGCTCAAGATCATCGCCAGCGAGACACCGAGCGCACGCCAACACGTCCGCCACACGGAGGCCATCATGGCCGCCGCCGGCCGGGACAACGACGGGCACAAGATCGACAGCCGGCCGGATTGGGCAGGGAAGGTGCCGCCAAATGCCCACCACCCTAACCCCTGACGACTTCCTTTGCTCGCGCTGCCGCCGCCCGATGAAGGCGCCAACCGCTGACGGCCTGGGGCCGACGTGCCGCCGGATGCTCACCGGCCCATCCCACCGGGTCAGGCGAGCGGCGCCGGTGCCCGCAGACGAGCAAACCATGCCAATCCCTTTTGGAGATCCGCCAATGACGAAACCGATCATGTTCTACCGAGACGAGGCCAATGGGGTCTACCAGGCCGCCTACCGCGACGGCGAGTGGGTGGACCTGGAGCCCGCTGTGTTTTGGGCGCTGTGTCATGGGCGGGTGGCGTGATGCGTGACGATTGCCCCATCTGCGGCGGAAGCCCGGCGTCTATGAAAATCGGTGAGGAAATATCACAGTGGGACAATGGGCCGCCTCGTCACAACCTGACCATGTACATCTGCGGGGCCTGCTTTGTCGCCCTGATGACGCCGCCGGTCAGCGAGTTTGAGTTGGTGCGGATCCCGAAGCGAGGCCGGCCATGATGCTCATGACCCAATCACAGGCCGCCCGGTCGCTGGGCATCACCCGTCAGGCGGTGGCTGCTGCGGTGATGCGTGGGGCGCTGATCCCCGGCAACCTCGACGCCCTGCTACACGCCAACGCCCCGGCGATGTTCACGGCCGAGGAGGTCGAGCGGTATCGGGTGGTCAACCTGGGGCGCCGCCGGGGTGGCCGTCCGAGGAAAGCCACTGCCTGAGTAACGGGCGCTCGCTCTCGTCAAAGCGATCCGGGAACGTCGCCAGCGTCAGTTCCTCTATGGAAACGCCAAGGGCTTTCGCCAACCTGGCCTTGAGGTCCGGCTTCGGGTCGAACTTCCCCCGCTCCATGAGGCTGATCGAGTTGTGACTGCACTCGGCCGAATCGCCAAGGTCACGGGTATTCAGGCCCAGCGATTCACGCCGCGCCTTGAGCCATTTCCCGAAGTGCTTTCCCATCGTGACGGTCAGTGTATCCGACATCTTTCCCCCTTTTGTAATGCAACAGCTTGACAGTGGAAAGCGAACACATTACAGTTGAGATTGTAAAGCATTCACATTCCAAAGGCAACCGAGAGAGGCCAAGCGATGACCGTTTTACTCCGGCTCCCCGGCGACCGCCGCCCCACCCGCTATCGGGCCTTCGTCTATGGCGCCTTCGCTCACCTCTACCAGATGGGGCAGCACGTCGAGACGGTCACCGCAGCCCAAGCCGAGGCGGGCCGGATCGCCAACGACGCCGACATCGCTCGGGCCATGCGGGAGGGCTGCTAGATGCTCACCATCGCCCCACCTGACACCGCCTGCCCCGGATGCGGCGGCCCCAACGTCGTCGGCGGCACCGATCACAGCTACAGCGCCGGCCCCGGCCACGCCGACAGCTACCACGATCCCGCCTCATGCCTCGACTGCAACTGGTCGGAGATCGCCGACACCGCCAACGCCGGCCCGTGCGCCGTGACCACCGACTTTGACGACGACTTCCCGCCCTTCTAGGAGGCCCCAATGATCGAACTCACCCCCGGCACCGTGTTCCGCATGTACTCCCCGAACCACATGCCGCCCCAGGTCGTCGTCGCCGTCGAAGGCGATACCGTCCGGTGCGCTCGGTTCGCCGGCGACCACTGGCAAGACGTGACCTATCGGGCGGAACGCATGGAGGTTGATCAGTCCCGCCACTGGCTCACGCCCGCCACCCTCACCGATGACCAGCGGCAATCGCTCGCTGCTCACCTCGCCCAACGACAGGAGCAGACCGCATGACGACAGAAACCAAGGCACCGGCGTTCCTCTGCTCCATGTGCGGCCCCGGCGGCTACTTCCCCTGTGGCCATGCCTTCGGTTTGGCCGACCCTAAGGCAAAGGACTGCCGCACCTGTCGCAGCGCAATGCGGCACACGAAGCGCACCGAGCGCCACGCTGGCAGCCACTCCGACGAATACACCTGCATCAACGCCAATTGTGGCGCCACCCTCACCACCTGGAACGAAGATTAAGGAGCCCAGAACGATGACCAGTCAAGCGCTCACAGTCCACACTAACGGCGCCCCGACGATGGCGCCCGTCGCCCACGAGCGGGCATTCGAGCCCGGCAGCCTGCCCGAGGCGATGCAACTCGCCCAAGTCCTCTACGCCGGCCGGATGCTGCCCAAGCACCTCGCCACCCCGGAAGCCGTCGTCACCGCCATCGTCATGGGCCGGGAGCTTGGCCTGTCGGCGATGCAGTCCGTCCGGGGAATCCACGTCATTGAAGGCAAGCCCACGCTGAGCGCCGACATGATGGGCGCCGTCATTCAGCGGTCGCCGGTCTGCGAATACTTCCGCATGATCGAAAGCACTGATCAGGTCGCCACCTACGAAACCAAGCGGCGTGGCCACTCCGAGCCGACCCGGCTCAGTTTCACCATCAAGGAGGCCGAGGCCGCCCGCCTGACCGGAAAGGACAACTGGCAGAAGTTCCGGGCCGCCATGCTCAGGGCTCGCTGCTCATCGGCGCTGGGCCGCATCGTCTACCCCGATCTGCTCATGGGCGTCTACGATCCCGATGAACTGGAGCCCCAGGCCCCGCCGCCCGTCCGCATCAACGCCCCCGACGCCATCGACAGCACGGCCGACGACGTGACCGGGCAGGCCTACCCGTTGCCGCAACCTGAACCCAAGGCCGAGACGCCGTGGGACAAGGCCAACAAGCGCCTGCGGGCCATTGCCGGCAAGGCTGCCAAGCGCTACGGCATCCCCACCAAATCAATCGCCATCGGCCTCACGCACCTGTTCGGCGGCAAGTCATCGACGACGCTGGAGCCCGAGACGCTGCACGAGTGGGCCGACGCCATCGACGCTGACCCGTCCGTCCTCGCCAACGCCGTGACCGCCGCCAGCCATGCGACCGACGACGACGTGCCGCCCTTCGACCCATCCGAGGTCACCGCTGGCGAGATCGACGGCGACAACATGGCGGCCGCCAATGCCTAACCCCACCATCATCCTCTACGACTTCGAGACGACGGGCCTCAATCCCGGCATTCACGACCCCATCCAGATCGCCGCCGTGGCCCTCGACGGGGCGACGCTGACGGAGCAGGGCCGCTACTCGGCCACCATGCGCCCGCTGCGGCCCGAAAACGCCACGCAAAAGGCGATGGAGACGCACGGCCTCACCCTGGACTACCTCGCCACGCAGGACAGCCCCCACGACACGTCCCGGGCGTTCGCCTCGTGGGTGTTCGGGGTCAGTCTGGATCGGCCCATCCCCTGCGCCTATAACCTGCCGTTTGACGAGCGGTTCATGGCGGCATGGTGCCCGGCGCTGGCCCGGTTCTGGTCATACCGGAAGCTGGACGTGATGGCGCTGGCGATCGCTCACCTGTGGCTTCCCGGCAAGATCCCCGACGTGAAACTCGGCACGGTCACGGCTCACCTCGGGATCCCGCACCAGGCCCACGACGCCCTCGGTGACGTTCTGGCATCGGCGGAAGTACTGCGGATGCTGACGGGCGTTCGGCAGGCGGTGACGGCATGACGACCACCCCATAAAGCCTTCCACGCCGGCCGGGGATCAGCTATAGCCAGTCCAACGAAAGACAAGGCTTCAGCGGATGACGACACACCCCGGTTGGCGTGGTTGATCGACCAATTCCCCGAAAACTTAGAAAAGACTTTCCAACTTTCGCAAGAAACAGCGAAAAAAGGCCGAAATTGGAAAGTCTTTATCATAGACAGGCCATATCGGCACGCTAGATAATATGACATGCGGTTAATCGACCAGAAGGAGGTCACGGGATGGCTCCACCGCGTATATCGGCCCGCCGGGATCTGCGCCTACAGGCAACGGTCACAGAGGCGGAGAAAGCGGCCGTCGAAGCGGCGGCGGCAAGGGCTGGCGAAACCGTCAGCGATTACCTGCGGCGGCTCGTATTCTCCGAGGCCAGGAATGTGGCCAGGGGCAACGAGGCGACGGCATGACAAACGAAAAGGCCGGCGCTGACACGCCGGCCCAAGATCCCCAGAGGAGATCCGACATGGTCATCGTACCACTTCCACAGCAACCCCAGAACACCAGGGCAGCACAGGGCGCCGGGGAGCGTGCGGCATGAGGCACATCAGCGAATGGCTGGCGGCTTTGCCGGTCGAAACCGAGCCCGAGATGGACCGGCATCAGAACTGGGTTCACCTCAACCCGCCATGGGCGGAGTACGAGCGGCGCAAGGCGCTTCTCATTGACCAAGACCTGCCGCCGTCTGACTACCAGGAAGGCTGCAAGCGCATCGCCGCAGAGTTGGGGATTTGAAGCATGAACAAAGACTTCCGGTTGTCGGTCGGCTTCATCGGCCACCCCAAGACGGTCAAACTTCGCCGGCGCATTGGAGCGGACGGGGTGCTGTCCCTGATCGCCCTCTACGGGTTCACCGCACAGAACAAGCCCGACGGTCGCCTTGCTGGCATGTCCGAGGAGGACATCGCCATCGCCGCCGGCTGGTCCGATGACCCGGTCATCTTCATCAGCGGCCTGATGGAGTGCCGGTTTCTCGACGACGTCGACGGAGCATTCGTCATTCACGATTGGGCAATGCACAACGGCTGGGCGGCCAATGCTCAGGCCCGCTCCGAGCAAAGCCGATCCGCCGCTGAGCAAAGGTGGGAACGTAAACGGGCAATGCCCAATCGTGCAGACAGCAATGCGGTCAGCATCGATCAGCATAGCGGCCCGAACAAACCGGCACTGCCGAAAACCGAAAACAGCAATGCCCCTATACCATCTCCATCTCCTATTCCATCTCAAGAGAATCCCCCCTTTACCCCCCAAGGGGGCAACGATGCTCACCCTTCGGGCCTGAACGGCAGGCCGACTGCCTCGGTGTTCGCATGGGCACCGGCTCGCACCAAGGCCGGCACCGCCGGTAAGACCTTGCCCGACGTGCCGATCACGCTGGAGAAGGTCGCCGAGTGGCGGGCGGCATTCCCTCGTCTCGATGTCGAGGCAGAGATCCACAGCTGCATCCAGTGGATGCGGGACAACCCGGACAAGGTTGGTCCTGGCGCCGTCGGCCGTGTCGGCAACTGGCTGAGAAACGCCACCCCGGCGCAGGCCAAGCCGCCCGCATCGCTGTTCGTTCAAGCCGGCCCAGCCAACCAAGCCCAGCCGGTTCCCCGTACCGCCTTCGAGCACTTCTGCATCGTCAGCCGCCACCGGGCCGACTACACCGACGCAGAGATCATCGCCGCCGCCAAGGCCTGTCAGGCCGAGCGGCCCCACGAAGCCGCCAAGGTCGATGCGTGGCTGATCAACCACGGGTTCGGAGGCGTCCATGTCTGACACGATGCCGCATGATGACGACTTGGAGCGGGCGGTGCTCGGTGCCGCCATGTACGACGCACAGGCCCAGGCCGAGGTAATGCACCTCCTGACGCCGGATGCCTTCTACGGCAACGGGCATCGGATGATCTTTCAGGCCATCGCCCGCCTCAGCGCCACACGGCAGACGGCCGACCTGTTGGCGACCGCCGGGGCTCTCCGGGTGGCCGGGCAACTCGACGACGTGGGCGGCCCAGGCTACCTCGCCGCGCTGGTCAACGACGTTTACACCACGGCCAACGTCGAGCACCACGCCGGCAGGCTGAACGAACTCGCCAGCCGCCGGCGGCTGATCCGGTCGGCCATGGAGATGATCGCTGGGGCTCAGGACGAGCGGCGCAGGCTGGGCGAGGTCATCGAGGCCGCCGAGCGGGGCGTCTCCGGTGCCGCTGGCTTCGATGCCGGCCGCGACATCCGCCGCCTGTCCGACGTGATGAGCAAGGCGTACCAGGACATCGAGCGCCGGCAATCCGGCGAGGACGACGGGCGGTTCATCTCGTTCGGGTATCCCGACCTCGACGCGACGGCCGTCGGTATGTCGCCTGGCGAAATGGTGCTGCTCGCGGCGCGCCCGGCGATGGGCAAGACGGCATTGGCGGCCGGGATCGCTGCGGCGGTCGCGGGAGCCCAGGGGCGCCCGGTCATGCTGTTCAGCCTGGAAATGACCTCGGAGAGCATCGCCCGCCGGTTGATGGCGACCAACGCCAAAGTCAACGGCATGGCCATGCAGATGACCGGGGCCATGCGTGACGGCGATTGGGACAAGCTGGCGAAGGCAATGGGCCGCATGGGCGATTGGCCGCTGTACATCGACGACAACGGCGAAGTCACCTCGCAGCAGATGCGGGCGAAGTGCCGGCGGGTCCAGCGAGAGGCGGGGCAGCTTGGCCTGATCATCGTCGATCACATCGGCCTGATGGAGCCCGACGGCAAGGCCGAGAACCGGACGCAGGAGATGAGCCGCATCAGCCGGGGCATCAAGCTCATGGCCAAGGAGTTCGATTGCCCGGTACTGGTCCTGTCTCAGCTTAACCGGCAAGTCGAGCAGCGGACCAACAAGCGCCCGATGCTGTCCGACCTCCGGGAGAGCGGCAGCCTGGAACAAGACGCCGACAAGGTTCTGTTTGTCTACCGGGACGCCTACTACGACCCGGAGAGCAAAGAAGGCGACACGGCCGAGGTCATCGTCGCCAAGCACCGAGACGGCACCACGGGCACGGTAAAGCTCTTTTACAGCAAGGCCACGGCGGCATTCGAGACGCTGGGCTTTGACAACGACCCGGCACAGGTTGACCACCGGGCGGCGGCCACGGCCCAAGCCCGCCCCTACGACTTCCTCAACTCCCCCGAACCCCTCACGCAGACCTATGGAGCAAGCGCATGACGACCACGATTGAGCAAGTTTTGACCGGCGAGGCCCGGTGGCACATCGAGACGGGGGATTGTCTGGCTGTTTTGCGGGGGATGCCGACGGCCTCGGTGGATGCCATCGTGACCGATCCGCCATACGCCGGAACGTCCAGCGAGTCGGCGTTCGTCTCCATCTCCGAAACCCGCAGCGGCGTGCCGCAGGAGTCCCAATTCTACGAGGCATGGCTGCGAGAGCAGATGTCGGAATGGCGGCGGGTCCTGCGTCTGACGGGCGCCATCTGGTTCACCTGCGATCTGCGGGCGGCAATGTGCGTGGAGGCGGCCTGCTTCAAACTCGGCATCAAGCGGCCGGTTATCGGCATCTGGCACCGTGAAGGGCTCGGCATGGGTTTCCTGCTGCGGAAGGTTCACGAGTGCTTCGTCGTCGTCACCATGGCTGAGTTTGAGCGTCGCAAGACCGACGAGCCTGATGTCTGGACCCACAAGTGGACACCCGGAAACCGCAAGGAAGGCCACTCGGCCGAAAAGCCGGTCGATCTGATGGCGCGAGCGATTCGACTGGTGGCGCCGGCCGGTTCGGTAATCCTTGACCCGTTTACGGGATCTGGCAGCACCGCAATGGCCGCCCTTGCCGAGGATTGCCGTTTTGTTGGCGTTGAGCGAGACAGCGACTTTGCCACCAAGGCACGGGAGCGGATCACGGCAAGCGAGCGGCAACTAGGCCTGTTTGGCGGTGCCGCATGACACCAGGTTCACCCGAAGCCGTGGCGGCCGGTTGCAAATGCCCGGCCAGCGACAACCATCACGGCAAAGGCGATTGGCGGGACGGTCGGACGTTCAGCGTCTCGGTCGCCTGCCGCATCCACGGGCAGACCCTGGGCGGGGTTGACGTCAGACCGGCACCGTTCACGCCAGCAAATGCCGGCAACGCCTGTGATGATGGCGCATTGGGGTTGACGTCTTACCGTGACGTTGGCGCCGATGTGCCCGTGGCCGGCGGCAAGGTGCAGTTGGGCATCTTCGGGGCGGTGATGGCATGATCACCCTGACATTCCCTGGCATGAAGCCGCACGCCAAGGACCGGGCGCGGTTCCACAACGTCAGCGGGCGGCACATGGTCGCCCCGAAGTTCCGGCAATGGCGGCATGAGTTCGTGCTGATGACGAGAAGCCAGACCGGCACGGGGAGACGTGAGCCGATCACAGAGCCCATCGCCGTCGCCGTCACCTATCGCACCGCCACCGGCAACATGCGGCCCGACGTAGACAACGCCGCCGGGGCGGTTCTCGACGCCCTCCAAGATGCCGGGATCATCGCCAACGATAGCCAGGTGCGGCGACTACTCGTGGAGGTCGTCAAGGCGCCACGGGCCGACGTGGGGATCACGGTACGGATTGAAGCCATCGGCACGACTGAGGCGACAGGCTGATTGCACGCCACCGCAACCCGGCAAGCCAAACAACCGCGAGGCATTCGGCAATCGTGCGCCTTTTGAGCTAAACAGGCGGCGGATCGTGGCGAACTTAGAAAGTGTTTATCAATTGCAGAAAAGTGCAGCTTTTTTGTATGATGCTACCCGTAGCCTTGAAACGCAGCGAAAAACGTGGGTAAATTACTACCATGTCGTATTATGCGCAGTACAGACCGGCCGTTATGGCCTGCCCCAACTGCGACGCCGGCACCCTCACCGTCACCCACATCAAGCCCCTTGCCGATGGCCACCGCCGCCGGTACAAGCGTTGCCTTTCCTGCCGCTACGCTGAACGCACTATCGAAGTCGTTGAGAAGTGGTGGTGGAAGGGTGAAAACGCTCCAGGACGTGCTAGACAACGTGCTAAACCTGCGGGATCGGATTAGGTCACAGCACTGGGGCGGGGACAAGCCCACCGGCTCTGTCGACTACGGCCCGATCCAATGCACGCACACCGTCGAGCGGCCTGTCCTGGATCCCAAGACCGGCACGCAGCAATTCACCCGCAACGGACGACCCCGGACGGTACTCCAAGGCTGCAAGGCCTGGGCGACACCGGGTCACGATGTTTGCGGTCGCCACGGGGCGCCGACGGTCCGAGAAGCCCAGCGCACGGCATTTCGGCCTGATCGCCAATGGGTCGACGTGGAGCTTTACGCCGACCTGGAACGCCAGATCAACGATTTGCCCGTCACGGCTCGGATGCTTTTCCGCCTGCGCTACTGGGGCGAGATGAGCGTCGAGGATGTGTGCGACCGGATGGGGATTACCCACTCGGTCTACGCCGCCAAGCACGGGTTTCATTACGAGGCCCTGGCGATCCGACTGGGCGACTACTTCGGCGAGTGGTTCACCGAGGACGAACGGGCGAAACATGCCTCCTAGCCAGGGCCGCCCACGGGGCGACGGGCTGAGCCGGAAGCGCCGCAAGCAGATCCGGGAACGGGCCGCCAAGCATCGGCCGGAAGCTCCCGAGATATTCGATTTTACCTATGTTCACGACGCCATGACCGGACGGCCGGTGCCCAAGGCGTCACGGAAAGATTAACCTCCCCGCCTGATGGTGGTCACCGCTAGCGCTTGTCTTACCTTTCTTCAAGCGCTGGTTCATTCGTCAGCAGGCACTGTGGTCTCGTCGAGGGGCAGTCGACGGCATGTGGTGGGCGGTGGTGACCGGCCTTCCCGCCACCCGCAAGGGTGTCCACATAGAGGTCCGCCACTTGGCCGGGTGTGCTTTTCACCGCCGCCCCGGCCCATAGTTTTCGACCGGCGAGCGATTACCCATTGGGCGATCAGCACGACACGCCGGGCGATATGTCCCCGCCACGCCTCTACCGCGTCCTACATGGGCGATCACGGCAAGCGCAACCCGGCGGGGCTTCAGATTTGAGGGGAGGCCGGTATGGCCGGCACCGACTGGGAAACCATCGAAACCGAATACCGGGCCGGGTCGCTGAGCGTCAACGAGATCGCCAGACAGGCCGGCGTTACACCTCAGGCAATCCGCAACCGCGCAAGGCGCAACGGCTGGCAGCGTGACCTGTCCGAGCAGGTTCGGCAGGCTACACGGGCGAAACTGGTCACTGATGCTGTTACCCCCGGCGTTACCCCTGCTCCTGCGGGTCAGATCATCGCCGCCGCCTCGGACCGCAACGTCGCCATGGTGCAACTGCACCGCAAGGACGGCGAGAAGCTCCGCACTCGGGCCGACGTGCTGCTGACGATGTTCGACACCATGGCGGCAACGGCGATGATCGTCAAAGACGTTGCCATGCTGGCCAGCATCCTCAGCGACGCAACGACCGTGACGCAGAAGGTCATTCAGATCGAGCGCCAGGCCTACAACCTCGACGCACCGACGGCCGGCGACGACGCTGTCAGCAAAGACCAGGCGATGCGGGCGGCTCAGTTGATGGTCGAGGGTTAACGCCGTGTGGCCGTCATGGGCACGGGAGCGCCTGCTGAGTTACGCCGTCGTGCAGCCTGAGCCCTACGAGCCGGCGCCGCATCACAAACTGATTGCCCGGGCGCTGGAACGGGTCGAGCGGGGCGAGTGCGCCCGCCTGATGATCGCCATGCCTCCCCGCCACGGCAAGAGCCGGCTTGCGTCCGAGTTGTTCCCGGCGTGGTACATGGGCCGCAACCCTGACAAAAACGTCATCGCCTGCACCTACTCGCAGGAGTTTGCCGACGACATCGGCCGCAAGGTCCGCAACCAACTTGCCGGCGAGATCCACCGCAAGGCGTTCCCCAAGTGCGGACTGCGCGAGGACAGCACCAGCGTCCGCAGGTTCCACACCGAGGCGGGCGGGGCCTACTTCGCGGTCGGCGCCGGTGGCCCGATCACCGGCCGGGGCGCTCACGTCCTGCTGATTGACGACCCGATCAAGGGTCAAGAGGACGCCGACAGCGAGACGCAACGGCGCAAGCTCAAAGAATGGTATGCCTCGGTCGCCTATACCCGCCTGATGCCGGGCGGCGCCGTCGTGGTCATCCAGACCCGATGGCATGAGGACGACCTCGCCGGATGGCTACTGCGGGACCACGCTCACGAGGGATGGGAAGTCCTCAGCCTGCCGGCCATCAGCGACGACGATCAGGCCCTATGGCCCGACGCCTACCCGCTGGAACGGTTACAGGCCATCAAACGGGCCGTCGGGTCACGGGTCTGGGAATCGCTTTACCAGCAACGGCCAAGCCCCGCCGATGGTGGCATGATCAAGCGGGGATGGTGGCAGAGCTACCGCCTGGCGCCGACCGACTTCGACGAGGTCATTCAGTCCTGGGACGCTGCCTTCAAGGGCGGCCCTGGATCGGATTACGTAGTCGGTCAGGTCTGGGGCCGCAAGGGCGCCGACTGCTATCTCCTCGATCAGATCCGGGACCGCATGGACTTCCCGGCGACGGTGCAGGCCATCCGCACGCTGTCGGCCAAGTGGCCCGACGCCGGGGCGATCCTCGTCGAGGACAAGGCCAACGGCCCGGCCATCGTCGCCACGCTCAAGCGGGAGATCCCCGGTGTGATCGCCGTCGAACCTCAGGGCAGCAAGGCCGCCCGGCTGTCGGCGGTATCGCCCCGGATCGAAGCCGGCAACGTGTTTGTTCCTGACCCGACTATCGCCCCATGGGTGCATGACTTCCTAGAGGAGGCCGCTGCCTTCCCGACAGGGGCGCATGACGACCAGATCGACGCCATGTCGCAGGCCCTGCTGCGGTTGTCCGTTGACGACGACGGCCCCCGTGTCCTGTCCCTGTAGACTGAGCGGATGATCGTCCGACGCATCGCCTGTTTCAAACTGCCCGGCGGCCACTTCGCGGTTGTCGGGATCTGCCGCACGCACGCCCTCGAACGGGGCAACGTGATGCGGACCTGGCTCGCTATCTTCTGCCCGGCAACCTCCAAGGTCGAGGAGGTGAGCCGAAACTGATCACACGCCCCGCCGTCATGGTGGGGCTTTTGCTGAGGGTGGCCCGTGGGAATCTTCGACACCATGCGGGCGATGCTCGGCATGTCCACCAAGGCATCCGCCGTCACCCCTGCCGTCGTCGGCTACTGGGGCCAAGGCCAAGCCGTCTGGACGCCTGCCAACTATGAGCAACTGGCCCGAGAGGGCTATCAGAAGTGCAGTTGGGCCTTCCGTGCCATCCAGAAGAAGGCGCAAGCTGCCTCGTCGGTGCAATGGCTGCTGATGCGGGATGGCAAGGACGGTCCCGAGATCGTCACCGCCCATCCGCTGCTGAACCTGATCAACAACCCCAACCCCGGCCAAGGGTGGCCCCGGATTATCGAAAACCTCGTCGCATGGCGGGAGATCAGCGGCAACGGCTACATCGAAGGCACGGGCGACAACCCCAACCGCCCCCCGCTGGAACTCTACGCCCACCGGCCTGACCGGATGCGGGTCGTCGTCGGCACGGCTGAGCAGCCTATCGGCGGCTGGGAGTACACCGTTGGCGGGACCGTCCGCAACCTGCCGGCTGAGAGCATCCTCCAATGGAAGGCGTTCCACCCGCTCGACGACTGGTACGGCCTGAGCCCTCTCGCCGTCGCGGCCCGTGGCATCGACCAGTTCAACGCCGGGCAGGAGAGCAACGTCTACCTGCAACAGAACATGGCCCGGCCGTCTGGGATCCTGTCCGCGCCTGCCGCCATCAATGACAAGGCCTATGCCCGGCTCAAGACCGACATGGCCGAGAACTGGGTCGGCGCCCGCAACTCCGGGAAACCGCTGCTGCTCACCGACGGCATGACCTGGACACAGACGGCCCTGACGCCGGTCGAGTTGGACTACATCGAAAGCAGCAAGGCCAGCGCCGAGCAAATCGTCGTCGCCCTCGGGCTGTCGATGACCCTGCTCAGCCCGACAGATTCCACCTTCGCCAACATGGCCATCGCCAAGACGATGTTCTGGCAAGACACCATGGTCCCCCTGTTGGCGGACTTGGCTAGCGAGCTGAACCGCTGGCTGGTCCCCCGGTTCGCCGGGCGGAACGAGCGCCTGTATCTGATCCCCGACTGGGACAGCGTCGACGCCCTGCAAGAGAACCGCGACGCCGCCTACAAGCGCAACGGCGAGGCGTTCAAAACCCATCACATCCTGCGCCTGAACGAGGCCCGGGGCGAGCTTGGATGGGACGCCGACGACGAACACGGCAACCGCTACGCCTGGGAGATCGACTACCTGCTCCGGTGGGGCGTCTGGCCAGGATCCACCCCGGCGGCACCGACGAAACCGGCGGCGCTGACCGAGGGAAAATCCGGCCCCGTGCCATCGGAGACCGTCGAGGCGGCACGGGTTGAGGCTTACAAGGCAACAGAACGCAGCCGGGCACCGTTTTACCAGACGGTACGCCAGCGGGTCGCCGAGCGGTTCCGTGCTGAGAAGGCCGCCGTATTGGCAGCCATCGAAGGCAAGGCCGGCGACGACCTGATCGGCACGGCCGAGGCGGTCATCGAAGCGCAGGCGGCCGAGTGGGCGACGCTCTTGCAGGCGGTCTATCTGGCCATCGGCGAGACGTTCGGCAGTCGGCAGTTCCGTGAACTCAAGCACGGGACCGGGCCGGCGGAACTCAAGGCGGCACCGTCTGACGACGAACTCAAGGCCATCGAAACCTACGTCCTCAACTACATCATCGCCCACGGTCCTGATCGGGCCGCCATGATCCAGT